ACAACGACAGCGTAATCGAGCACCGAGGCACTCGCACATGGCGGGCACAAAACCGGACATATGCCCGGAGCAAAACAACCGAACGAAAGCATCCACCGCAACTATTTGGGGAGCACATGATCGAGCCCGGCTCCTGGCACATGGAGAGTGCGGCGGGCCACGTCTTCCGGTCAGTCCGTCTCAAGAATGGGGTGACGATTTGTGCCTATCCGAGTACCGGCGACGCCCCGAAGAAGGGTGATGCGGTAGACGGGATCTGGATAGACGAAGACATTGAGAAGAGCTCGTTCTTAAAGGAATGGCAGGACCGTCTCGCGACAACGTGCGGCTGGTTCCTGTGGTCCGTGTGGCCCCAGGTAGCGAACGAGGCCCTGATCAAGACGCTCGACCGGGCGGAGCGGGAGAAGGACAACCCCGAGAAGCCTATCGAAGTCTTCCGGCTCATTGGCTCCGACAATCCCTACTCCGACCGTAAGGGTATCCAGCAGATGCTGGCCCGTATGGACGATGACGATGACGAGGCCCACCGTAACCAGGGCGATATCAGTTCGTTCATCAGCGGCCGGCAGATGTACAACTTCGGGGCAGCGATCCACGAGGTCCGGCCTAAGCAAGTCGAGAAGCCAGAGAATCCGCACCAGACGCTCTGCAACATGCTGACCAATGACCCGACCCGGTTCCCCCCGCACTGGACCCGGTACCTAGTCATCGACCCCAGCCATACCCGGACAGCCTGCCTGATTGGGGTGGTGCCGCCTCCCGAGGAGCTCGACCTAGGGAACCGCCTGATCATTGAAGAAGAGATCATCGTCCGGAAGTACACCCCCGCCATGCTGGCTGATGCCGTCAAGGATCGGGTAGGTGGGTTCCGCTTCGAAGCCTTCATCATGGATCAGATGATCGGCCGGCAGACTACCGTAGCCTCGGACGTCACCGTCTTCGCAGCCTACGAGCGAGAGTTTAGGACTAGGGGGCTCATTAGCAGAACCACGAATAGTGGGTTCATGCGGGGCTGTAACGATAAGGCCCTGCGACGGAGAACGGTTCGGGATCTCATGGAGCCAACCGAGAATGGCTGGCCCCGGCTGATGTTCTCCTACCGCTGCCCGTCCACCATGAAAGAGATCCGGGCCTTCCGGAAGGCAGTGGTGAAGGACCCGGAAGGGAATCCGGTGCCCACGGATGACGGTCAGGCTGAGCGGCTGTACGACTGCGTAATGGCTGTTGAGTACCTGAGCGAGTATATTTATGGTCGGTTCCGTGACGGGATAGCTTATATTCCACCGGATAGCTATCGCAGTACGGGGAGCCTGGCCTACCACGCTGCCAAGCAGCTTAAGGCTGAGCTAGAGAAAGAGACCGACGGTTACGTGAACATGGGGCCGGGACAGTCAGTATGAGTGCAATCTGGCTAGAAGAAGACTTTCAGTTTTTAACACCCTTCATCATTTACGCCATGAGTGAAGGATACGAGGTTTCAGGAAAGGAATCCGATGAGCAGCGAAGTGTGGAACCAGTTAGCGGAACAGCGACAGAGGCTCCAGCCGACCCCGAAAGTCAGTGATGGCGTTATCTACCACGCCTATGGGGACAAGCGGAACGCCGCTCCCGCTATCGTATCGGAGGTAGAAGGACCTGGCCGCATTAAGGTCACTGTCTACCCGTTCAATGGGATGCTCCAGCACAAGGCGGGCTGTCACCACACTACCCACTGGATTCACGACAAGCCCAACGAGACCACCAAGAACAGCGGTTCGTGGAGCTTTCCCCGTGAGGCCCCGGCTGATGCCTATGAAGTGCATGAATCGGAGTTGGCTAAACGGGAGAACGCCCTGATCGAAGCCGAACAGAAGGCGAAGGATGCCGCTAAGGCCTTTGCTAAGAAGGCGGAAGAGCGAGCCATCCTCATCGAGGAGAAACTAGGCAAGGCCAAGAAGAAGGCCACTGTTGAAGTCTAGGTCAAAACGGCCTACGCAGGCCGAATGTACTTCTTTTAGGGGGTGAGCAAGGATGCTCGATCTAGGCGATATCGAAGACACGGACTACCAATTCCTACGTCCGTTGTGCTCGGGCTGGCTTTCTAAGATCGAGATGGCCCTGACGTCTCAGCCCCGCAAGAAGTGGAAGGAGGTGGCCGACGAGTGCATGATGTTCTACTCGAAGTCGGCTGCCGCCATGTGGGACCCGCTCTACTCCAAGAAGTTCTGGAGGGGCGTGAAGGCTCCCCGGTTCCGAGTCACCATCAACAAGGCTTTTGAGTTCGTGGCTGTCTTTGGCCCGAACCTCTTGTGGGATGTCCCGCATCGGACAGTCACCCCGAAGAAGATCTTAGAGCTTCCTCAGGACGCCTTCCCAGATCCCCAGATGTATCAGGTTGTCATGCAGATGGCAGCCCAAGAGGCATCGAAGGACAAGGTAGTGGCTCAGCTCCTGACGGGGTGGCTGAATTACACGCCTCGGGAAATGCCTGGCAATGGACTCGAAGGTCATAACGAACTGGCTGTTCTCGACGCTATGCTCACTGGCATGGGCTGTATGTGGCCGGCCCCCTACTCGATGCCCGGCTCTGAGAGAACGCTCACTGGTTGCTTCCGGAAGCCGCCTGGTGACCTGATCATCGACCCTGATTTCAAGACCATGCAGGAAGCCAAGTGGATTGCTCTCCGCCACACGGAGGCCCACTGGCAAGTCGAGCGGCGGTTCAAGCTGCCACCCGGCTCCCTAAAGAACAAGGCCACCCTAGAGTCCTCGTGGCACTATGCGGAGTTGGCTAGTAGCTCAGGGGACGGTGGTGCCGACCGGAAGGCCGGTAAGACCAGTGACCTGATCGTGTGGTATGAGGTCTGGAGTAAGCTCGGCACCGGGGCCCGTATGACCGGGATGCCCAGCATTATCAAGAATCAACTAGAGGAGACCGTCGGTGACTATGCATATCTGGCGATCTGCCCAGACTGCCCTTACCCACTCAACTGCCCAGCAGACAAGATCCGCAATGGAGCGACGTCGGAGGAAGTGCGGCAGTCCTTCGAGTGGCCGGTCCCGCTCTGGACCGATGACCGCTGGCCCGTTGAAGTCCTTCGTTTCTACGACGATCCGGAAAGTGCCTACCCCATAGCCCCCTTGGCCCCCGCCTTGGGTGAGCTGAAGGCCATGAACGCCATCGTCTCATGGCTGGTGAACCGTACCTGGCAGTCTAGCCGCCAGATGTACGCGGTCCTGGGTCAGTACTATGACGACATCAAGAAGGTCCTCGATGACGGGGCCGACTTGGATGTATTCGCCCTGCCTCCCGGCTCGGTGGATGACGTCAAGAAGATGATCCAAATCATTGAGAACAAAGAGGTCAACCGAGACTCCTGGCAGGTTCTGGATATCCTGAGTAACAACTTCGATAAAAGGATGGGGATGACCCCTTTCGTCTATGGCCAAAACGAAGACGGCACCCAAGACCGCACAGCGTCAACGACGGAAGCTAGAAAATCGGCTGTTAGTGCTCGCCCAGAATATATGCAAAAGAAGGTTGTGGGCTGGCAAAGCCGAGTTGCTGGTGTTGAGGCCATGCTCACCTGGCTGTTTGTAAAGGCTCCCGACGTTGTGCCGCTCCTAGGTCAGGCCGGTGCCATGCTCTGGAAGGAGCACATCGAGAACGCCGATGCCGAGAGCGTGATGCGGCAGATGCACTATGAGGTGGCCGCCAGCTCTGTCCGCCGTCCGAACCGAGACCGAGACATTGCGGATCTCAACGAACTCATGGGTCGATTCCTGCCCGAGGCCAGCAAGCGTGCTGAGCTGACGGGTGACTGGGAGCCGATCAACGGTCTCCTCAAGAAGTATGGGGAGCTGCATGATATGGACTTGGATGGTCTCTTCTTCCAGCCTAAGGACGAGAACAGCCCGGAAGCACAGCTTCAAACGCAGATGCAGCAGGCGGAACTTCAGAAGGTGCAAGCGGAGGCCGTCAAACTCCAATCCGAGGCCCAAGCTAATCCCGCTGCCCTAAAGCAGCAGGAGCTCCAGATGAAGGGAGCCATGGACCAACAGAAGATGCAGATGGACCAGCAACAGAGCCAGCAGGAAATGGCGATGGAGCTGAAGAAGATGGAGGCTGAACTCCAGATGAAAATGGTGGAGATGCAGCTCAAGATCCAAGAGAAGAAGATGGAAATGCAGATGGCTCAGCAGGAGCATCAGCAGAACATCCAGATGCAGCAAGAGCAGGGTCAGGTGGATATGGCTGTGAAGACTGCTGAGGGTGCCCAGAAGATCCAGATGGGTCAGCAGCAAATGGCGATGCAGCGGGAGCAGGGTGCCACTCAGGTGGCTGTTGCCAAGGCCCAGGCTAAGACTAAGATCGACACCACCAAAGAGCAGTCGAAGGCTAAGGTAGATACGGCTAAGAAGATGGCTGCTACGAAACCCAAACCAGGAAAAGCCGCATGAAACGGATAGATGTCTGGCTCAAAGACAACGAAGACTGGCGACCCTATGTGGACTTGGTGGTGTACCCGCCAATGCCCGAGGAGATCCTCAAGGAGTTCCCCAATGTCAGCTCGGATGTTCTGGCACGCTGCGGGGAGCTAGTCGTGGAGTGCGGTGGCCACGTCACGAGAGGGGCGATCTATGTGCGAATCCGCAGGGAGGATAAGAAGTGTGGTGATAGATGGGCGACGATGTTATGTCTTCAAGCCCCTCCCGGACTCCAAACCACCGACACCTTCTGGGCCGGAAGAAAGCCCTGGCACGAAGTCTTCGGAGACCCCAGTAGCAAAAAGAACAACACCTACATCAACAACGTCAAGCAGCAGCTCGCCAAGCGAGGGGTGAACCTGAAACCCAATGACGAGTACATGCCCGAGCTGGCCCGGTTCGTAGGGGACCCCGAGGCGGTAGTGCCATTTGGTGGTGCCCGGAGTTATATCAAGAATCTCTGTGAGAAGCGGGGCTGGGCCTGCGATGGGGCGGTCAGTACCAACCACCGAGAGCCTGAACGGGATGAATTAGCTGACGAGAACTGCACCCCCATGGGAGCGGATCTGGTTAGGCGTAAGGCCGTGGATATGGTACGATCCAATCCGGAGCTGAAGTCTAAGTCAAAGTCAGAGCTACGAGCTATGGTTTTGGCGAAGCACGGTCCCAGCAAGACAAAGCCAGCCAAGGTTAAGTCGCCTGTTTAAGCGGCTTGGGCTGCTGTCACCACCGGAAAGGATTCCGACCCATGTCGTTCTCTCGTAATTTCACCAGCCACCTCGCTAAAGGTCTTGCTAATCAAGGGGCCGCGACCGAGTTCCTCAACATCTACAACGTGGCTACTCTCGGAACTGCCGAGGCGTCGAAAGCCGTGACCCTGAACGCTAGTAAGTTCATGACCGGTGTAGTTGGCCGAACTGGCGTGGCGGTGACCGCCGAACACGGTGCCGGTGCGATTGGTACGGGCGTGGCCCCAGCCACGTACCGCTACACCGAGAACGGTATTATCATCACTGAGATTAAAGTCGATCTCCAAGGCTTGGCGAGCGTGGCTACCGCCAATGACGTCATTGGCCTGTCGGCGGGCGGCAATGCCTACATTGGTCGCAACGTGGTTGCTACGAACGGTGTGATCTTCAAGATCGAGCAGATCTGCGTAGAGACCCCGACCGGTGGTGACAATGACGTGAACATCGTGGTCAATTCGTCGGGGTCACTGGCCTATGACGGTGCCGGTGGCACGACTTACGGTGTTAACAATGGCGATGCGGTAGCAGGTGTTGTGGTCCAGAATTTGGTCCAAAGCCTTACCGCTGATCACTACTTCTACCTCACCGCAGGCACGGGTGACACGGCTGCGGCTTACACGGCTGGCCAGTTCATCTTCCGCCTGCATGGTCACCCCGTCCTGACCTAATAATGGAGTCGCTCTAAGGAAGGAGCCTCCATGAGCCTAACTAGCAATACCCCATACCTAACCGTATGGGACGCCATCGACTACACCCTCGATCAAGTTGTGGCCGGGGACTATTCACCCCGGAGCCGCAGGTTGGCGTGGGATGCTGTCTTGGAGGCGTATTCGGAGATCCCGGTACGCCGAAGCTGGCGGTACTACTACCGCACGTTCTCGTTTGCCACGGTAGCCAGCCAGACATCGGGGACGATTGCCTACACGTCGTCGTCTCGTACGCTCACGCTGACTAGCTCGACGTGGCCATCGGATGTGACGAAGTACGCCCTATACATTGCCGGTGCCCGGTACAGCATTGAAAGCCGGACCTCTAGCACCGTCGTGATTCTCAGGGATGGTGACTGCCCAACGGCTGATATCGCCTCCGGTACCAGCTACACCATCACCCGCGACACGTACGAGCTTCCCGATACCATCCGGGAGGTTCTGTACGTGCATGACCTCAACGCTCCTGGGCGGCTCCTGCAATGCGTGGAGCCCTCGGATATCCTCCATGAGCAGCGGATCATGCGGAACACGGCCCAGCCTCTGATGTATGCGGCCTACCGCAGTGACCTGTATGCGGGTGCTATGGCTATCCACTTTGCCCCGTCTCCTAGCTCGGCCCGCACTTACCAGTACCATGCCCTCTGCTGGCCCCTGCCATTGAAGGTGCTGGAGTACTCGGTGGGAACGGTGGCTACGACCTCAGGGTCTGCGACCGTCACGGGCACCAGTACGAGCTTCACCTCGGATATGGTGGGAGCCGTGATGCGGTTCACGAAGACCGGGGATACGTCCATCCCGACCTCACTCCAAGGGGAGATCGACAAGAACCGAGTGAATCCTTACACCATGCAGCGGGTGATTCGGAGTGTGGAATCTACGACGTCTCTGACCTTAGAGCAGGACGCGGATACCACGCTATCTGGCTCGGGCTACCGTATCAGCTCTCGGATCGACATTGAGCCGGGTGCCATGCGGAGTGCCTTTCTGCGGTGCTGTGAGGCGAAGTTCGCTTCCCAAGACCGGAAGGGCCAGGAGCAGAGAGAGGCTCGTTATGAACGGGCTCTGATCTTTGCTATGGCTGCTGATCAACGCTCGGAAGACCGTGGTGGTCGGGCCTACCAACCGAACAACCTGGCAGGTATCGCCGCCAGTGCGGACCTGACCACCGGAGGGACGCAGCCCTAATGGCTAGCTACATCTCCCATAAAGGTCAGATCATGGTGGCCATCGAAGCCATCGTGAAGGACCTTCAGCCGGAAGGGCTGGTGGACTCGGAGGTAGCGATCCGTGAGGACTGGCTGTCTCCGACGGGAGATCCGTATCGTGGGGCCTCCATTATCGACATGGGAGAGCAGTACGACGACGGCACCGTAGGGACCTCAGACATTGGTTACATTGTGGGAATCGTGCTGGCGAAGATGCGGTCCTATGACTCGATCCTGTCAGACGATAAGGTCATGCAGTGGTACGAGCTGATCCGGAGGCGGTTCGCTGACCAGCGGGTCCTGGTGACGATTGGAGACGCCACGGCTCCCAAGGAGCACGTCTGCATCGTGATGCCCGGCAAGACCCTGACCAACCCCAACAAGTGGCCGAATTACATCATCCGACAATTGGTTGTGGTAAGCTGGGTTCGCGAGCTACCCACGAGTTATTAAATGATTGGAGCCATGGATGGCATCGGAAGCTCAAGGAGCCAAAGCTAGGCTGTATCTGAAAGATGGGGCTGGCGTCCCTAACTGGACAACCGGCACGATCATCTCGTACCCGTTCTACCGGGAGTCGATGCAGTACATCGGCTCGGTCGTCCACCCAATGGTCATCACAGGGGACCGGTCAGAGCACGGTGAGCGGGCCCGTAAAGGACCGAGCGTCTACTCAGGCACCATCACGTTCGGCGTCAGTCCGGCTGAGATGGCTACCTGGGCCCCTTACTTCATGGGTAAGACGGCCGTCTCTACTACGTACAGCTTCGCCACCAACGGAAACGCTCTCCTGCCGTTCGCAATTCTGATTGACAAGGTAACGGCGACGTTCGAGTTCAGCTCCTGCTATGTGACGAAGGCAGTGGTCCGTGGCACGCAGAATGGCCCCGGTGGCCCCCCGAACTTCTTGATCCTCCAGCTCTCGATCATTGCTCTGGCCTACCAGAAGAACCCATCGGGACCCACAGCCAGCATCTCCCTGGCCGACGGCAGCTTCTACCCGATGGTGTTCGAAGACACGGCGTCTGCTATCAAGATCTCTAATACTGCGTACGAGACTAAGCAGTTCACGATTGTGCTCGACAACTATGTGCGTCCTCGGTATGTGAACAGCGTGGAGCCGTCGATCCTGTATCCGATGCACCGCAAGGTCAGCCTCCAGACCCGACATCCGTACGACTCAGCTACGGCTGCCCTAGATGCGGTGGCCCTGTCCTCGTCTCCTACGAGCAACAACGTGATCACCGCGACTAATGGCAATGTCAGCATTGCCTGGACGTTCGGGGTCCTTCAGTTAGTGAACCAGAGCCCCGTGGTCTCCGGCAAGGAAGAGATCGACCTGGTTAGCAACTACGTCTCCCGCATGACAGGCTCCACGAGGGAGCTTGAGCTCACGATTGACTCAAATCCGGCATAAATCATGGACCAAGAAGATGACATTCCGACAAAGGGGCCAGACAGTGACGCTGGTTACGATAAGGCTGCGGAATGGGGTCCGAATGGTCCTGTTGAAGAGAAAGCCCCGGGTCAACCTGACGCCGAGGAAGGGCTCCCTGAGGGCGATGATGAAGGACAAGATCTTAGTGATCTCGATAACACAGTCAGCACTCTAGGTAAGCTAGCGAAGGAGTCAGACGATTCCGATGAGCCGCCACAGCCGGTTGGGTCTGAGGGAGGTGATCCTAAACTTGATACTACGACCCCGGCTGATGGCGGCTCTCAACCTGACATTCCCTTTGAGCCTGAGCAGGCAGGTCCTGACGATTCAGTTGGCTTCTCCGAGGATGTGCCTCCCGAGGACATTCCCGTTACGGAAACGCATACGGAGGAAGCAGCACCGGACTTAGAGGGACTCGGTGAGGACGATGGTGGAATCGAGGCCTTTGGGAATCAGGTCGAGGCCTTTAATGCGGCAGGTGGAGCGGATGGTGGGTTTAGTGGTGGAGATGGTGGCTCTGATGCGGGTGGTGGTGAAGATGGCCTGCACCAATTCGCTGAAGCCAATACCCAGCTACACACGGCCCAGTTCGACTTCCTGAAGGATCACGCCCGTGCTCTCAGTGACCTGCAACGTCGCCTAGAAATCGAGAGGCTCTAATGGCATCCGTGGCGGTCTATGGCGGGTATGCTCATGCCGACAACGAGGTCAACCTCGTGATGGTCGATTACCGCACTCGGTACTCGCCGCGTAACCGTAGCCTGACCCAGACCCGCACCATGCAGATCTCGGGCGAGCTGATCTACACAGACACGTCCACCATCGTCCAGCACGCCAATGAAGTATTCAACGCTTACACGGACGGCAAGGACTTCACCTATACGGTAGGCGGGGTTCTGGCTCACGAGCTACGGAATACGGGAGAGTGCCTGTCTGGGGTCCGGGTAGTTAACAAGTCGTTCCCATCCGGTGGCCCCGAGCAACTGGCCACGACACGGACCTTCAGCGTTACCCTCCAGGGCGTTTATTCAGCCTCTGAGGATGACCTGGTTTCCTGGGACGAGTCAGTGGAGGTGCGGGGCACGGGTGGCCCGATCTGGGTGGCTTCCAACACGATCTATGGGGCCTACATCGAACCGATCTCTTCGGCGTCTTTGCTCACCTACTCCCAGACCGGGAGTGCGGTAGGGTTCTCTTCGTACCCCCAACCATCCCCGCCGATCTTCAGCCCCTTCGAGTACACTCATAGACGGTCGATTCGGCGTTCCAGTGGTACGCAGCAGGGGACCGGGATTAAGTTCTTCCGGACCACCTGGCACTACGAGTTCCCGGCTCTGCCTGGCTCGTACAACGAACTACCGACTAGCAAATAACTAAGCGTGTAAGGAAACACCAATGACTACCTCCCGTTACACCGGGGCCAGTTTGAACCGCAAACAGGTCAGTCGCATCACCGTAGCTAATACGTGGACGGCTGGTGATACCTACACGCTTACGGTCAACAACGTCGATTTCATCCTGACGATTGGAACCTTGGTTACGACGGCCCAGGTGGCCACCACGATCTTCCAGGCTCTGACGGGAACGACTTTCACGGACACCACGGCATCATGCACCATCCCTGTGGCGGATGGTGGTGCCGCCCTTATTCCACAGTTCTCAGAGTTCACAGCCACTAACAGCACGGCCAGCCAAGTGGACCTGACGGCCAATGGTTCAGGTGCTTTGGCCGGCAAGCCATTCACGATCACAGTAACTGGGGACGGCACGACCAGTACGGGTACGGCGGCTATCTCATCCATCACGGTCCCCACCAGCCAGTACCACCTCGATCAGGTGGATAACCTGGATAGCAATACCCAGTTGGCCGACAACGACGTCCTTATCTTCGACACCGGCAGCTTTGATGTGCGGTGGGGGCTGAACACCTACGCCTCGGGGTCCACCACCTGTCAGTTCGCCACGATCACGAAGTACAAGTCCTACACAGGGAACGTCGGTCTTGCCGAGTACAACACTGACAACTCTGCCAAGCCGTACAAAGAATACCGCACCACCTACTTCACGACTGACGATAACTCAGTGACCACCACTGCCAACCTGGAGGTGGGCGATGGTCCTGGGAGCGGTCGCTTTAAGTGGGATGCTGGTGCCGGCCAAGTGGCCTTGAACATCTTCGGCAAGGGGAGCCGTATTGAGCAGGGAGTCCCATGTGTATTGTTCAAGGGGAGCCACGCCTCAAATACCGTCAGGAACCTCGCTGGTGATATTGGGATTGGTTTCTTCGGCGGAGAAACTGCGACAGTTGCAACGCTGATAACGGGTGACGGGCCACAATCCGCCGCGTCCACAATCTGCGGCAGTGGCTGCACTCTGACGACAGTAACCTTGAACGGGGGAACCCAAGAGACAAACTCAGCCATAACAACCGCAAATCAGAACGGCGGGTCCTGGACCCACAAGTCCGGCACTGTGACGACAGCAAATATCTACGGAGGGACTCACTATCCCAACGGCGTAACGACTTACACCACACTGAAGCTTCTTGGATCGACATTCGACCTCTCCAGAGGAAATGGCACGGTCACCGTCACCAACACGATTCAGATGTATGCCGGAGCTAAATTCATCGACCCTCAAGGGCGGGTCTCGGGGCCCGTCTTCAAGCTGAATGGCTGCCTCCCATCGGAAGTAACCATCGTTATCCCGAAGGATAAGACGATCACCGTCTCATGAGCCAATGGCCCAAGCCGAGATCATCTTTGGAAGTCTGTCTGGTATCCGAGGACTTACGCTCTCGCTTACCCGAGGAGTCTCTCCGTCGGCGTTCACGCTCTACGTCCGTCCCCAGAATAATCTGGATCTGGGACAGCAGACCCTGACTTGGGGGAGCACTGGCAACACCCTGTCGCTCTCGGGATGCGTCCTCAGTGAGTCCTTCATCAGGAAGCACTACGATCAGAAGGCCCCCCTGTGGGCGGTGGTGGGGTTTGATCGGCGGTATCAGTGGAAGTTTCGGACCATATCAGGCGACTACAACCGTCGTAAGCCAGACGGGACGCTCGATACATCGACGCAAAAATCGCCAGCAGAACTGGCAAATCTGTTAGGTACGGCTCTCTCTGAAACAATAGATACATCCAGGATGCCAGCAGGAGTGTTCCCAAGAGCAGCGTGGAGCAATCAGCGAGCAGATTTAGCACTACAGGCTCTTTGCGACTATGTGGCATGTGAGGTGGTCCTTAATCCGATATCGAATGGGGTGGAGATCTGGCCGCTAGGCACCGGCCAAAGCAGCCCGACGGGCCTGTCGGAGATTCTACCGAAGTACCGGTTCTACAACCGCAAGGAGATCCCCTCACGGGTAGAAGTCCATGGCGGCGATAGCCTGTATCAGACAAAGCTCCAACTCCGGACGGTGATGCGGAACGACAACGGGGACCAAAAGCTGATCACCAACTGGGAGGCCCTGCCCTACGCTTCCGTGGGGGCCGAGTCGCCGTTCTCCTTCCCGAGCATCACTACTACAACCAGACGCAGTAATGCCTATGAGGGCTACTTCCGGGACTTCCGGGTGACAGGCCAGGCTGACGGCACCACGCAGGTACCGAACTGCCCGGTGAACGTTACAAAGATGGATCAGTACATCCTGAACGATTACCTGTTGGACAGCGAGAAGGACCTGGAAGGATTCTCTAGGCCTTTACCGATGTATCTGAGTGGGGACTACTACGCCTACACGGACCTCCCCAACAACACCACAGATGCTCGCTGGACGGGTGGGTATGAGTGGTATCCCGAGCGGAAGATCGTGCATACGGACTTCCCGGTCTTCAAGCTGGACTCCAGTGGGAGGTACTCAGAGCCGGCCTTCTACCTGAACACGTCCTACAAGGTTAAGGATGAGGGCGGGCAGGCTGTGCATATCGTGCGGTCGGGGAATATCGGTGGAGCGGGAGGGGCCCTGATCCTGAAGCGGCCCGAGCTATATGCGGCCTACTCCCCGACGGTGAACACCGAGGCCCAAGCCAACACCGAGGCCGATAAGTACGTGGACATCTTCCGGCAGAAGTACCAGGACGCGGCTTCCTCCGAGATCACCTACATGGGTATGGTCGCAGGTACGCTAGACGGCAAGATCGCTCAGGCCCGGTGGGACATCCTGCCCACCCTAGGTATCCGCACATCGGTTTATGAGAACTACGAAGGGGACACGTCTAGTCTGAGCTTGAATGAACGCCGTCGCCGGCAAGCCGTTGAACGTCTCTTGGAGGCCCAATGAATCCACTAGACCAACGCTGGCAAATGGTACGGGACCGGTGGCCGCTGCGGGTGAAGAACGCCAGTGGTGCCGTGATTCCCCCGTTCTCCGTGGTGCTGATCACTACCGTGACGGCCTCCAACAATGAGATGCTCTACACGGTCAGGAAGCCCAACGCTGCCGACACCGACTTCAACTGGAACGGGTATCTGGTTACTGGCCCCTTTGCGATTGGCCTGGGCACCTCGGATGAGGGCCTGGCCACTGACTTGGCCCAACCTAACTACGTGCGGTACGACACGGGGACTCCTGCTATCAAAGAGGTGTGGGGGCCAAAGCACAACCAGCACACGCTCTCAAAGAACTACTATGGCTTTGAGATTCTGGGCGGCAACACCACTGCTGCCGGGGCTAGCGTCACGATTGCTCGGTGGGTCGGATCGCCTATTGTGATCGGGACGATAGACGACGCCAGCGTTTCGGTCGGATCAACCTGCACCGTCAGTGTGTATGTTGGCACCACCTACCAAACCAACAGCACGATGAACATCACGGGAGTCGTTAATCGTGCCACAGCCCTTACCGGACTAAGCAACAACTACTGTGGGGTTTCACAAGGGAACGGTATCCCAATCCTCATGTGGGTGGCCTGCTAATGAACTACGTCGTTCCCGTAATTCGATTCTACTTGCTGTGGTTAGCTGTCGGATGTTTGTCCACGTTGCACCCTGAGTGCGGGATTATTCTGTTGGGGTCGGGGTTCGGGTGGTGGCCAGGGTGTGGCTGTTGCGGAGGCGGTGACTGCACTTATTGCGATCCTGACATGGATTTTACGCGGCAGTTTCAACTCGATGTGAGCGGAATTGCTGACGGTGGAACATGCACTAGCTGTAGCAGCCTTGACCTCACATACGTTCTTGACCCTCTCAGCATCGACGATGGCGGGCAGCAGCGTTGCATTTGGCAAACAACCCACGCTGCGGTGGCTGTGACGTGCGGGGGGTTTAGTAGCGGAACACTTACGATTCAGTTTTACATCGACGGCAACGGCGGAACTTATACCGCTCAAGGCTCCATAACTGGGCACTGTAGCAACGCCACTCTGTTTTGGGTCAACAGCCTAGGCGGCACTTCGCCAGACTGCGGTGCGTATAGCGGCGAGTCATTGGCCACAAAGTCAGCTTCTAACTGCGGTGGCATTGGTACTGCCGGATGCTCCAACTCCGCCTCAACCATGCTGGTTACTGCCCTATGAGATGCGACCTGCAACCAACTTCTGAATTGCCACGAGACGGCCGACAGCACTTCTGCTGCGTCCGTCCGGGGTGTTTCAATAAAGGCCCGTGGGTGCCTATGGGTAATGGCATTGTTCCAGGGTTATGCAAAGCCTATCCCCGCTGGTGGGAACTCGGATGCTGGGTGGATGTTTGCCTACAAGTCATTGGCATCAACAAGGAACGATGGGCGTGGTTCCTTCGTAAAAAGGACTGCCGATCTTGTATCGAACGCGAGCAATCCCTCAACACCCTAGGAGCACGTCTGCAAGCCAAGATGGTCTGGATCGGACAATGTGTCGCGGTCCCGGTCAAGAAGCTCCTCTCGCTCTATCGGAATATCCAGCGGGGCCGAGATGCCAACCCGGACTCGACCGCCTGATGTGATCGCTAGGATCTCAATCGCAATCCGTCCGTCAATAATGATCCGCTCACTAACTTTTCGGCTAAGGCACAGCATCGTAAGTCTCCTGACTTATTGGATGACGACCACCCGGTATGGGGGAATTCGGCCTGTCAGGCCGTTTTGGGTAGAGGTTGCATAAGCATTACATGTGCCCAAGTGGTATGATTTGGTTCACACTTGACTTTTAGTTAATGGCCATGGAGGGCCTGACAGATGGCTTTTGAACTGGGACTCGCCCCTAAAAAGAAGAGCGTTGGTGGCCTACAGCCGGGGGGCGGGGTGCTGCCTCGTCAGATCGAGGAAATGCCAGGCGGTCACGGTGGAGTGCGTGTTCCCATGGAGCACCCTCTTGGACAACAGTTCGCTAAAGATGCTAACGCCCAAAAGAGAACAACCACTCCGTCTCCTGGTGGCTATTACATTGGCCAGCGAGAACAGCAAGCTCAGTCGGCACCGCAATCTCCGTTCCAGCCACAGGGAACCGTCCCGTCTCCACTAGGGCCGGTGACTCCCGTTCGCCCTGAGTTCAAGGGCTACGATCCGGAAGAGAAAGCCCGCCGTATTGCGATGGCTCAGAACGGTGAGCTTGGTGGCCGTATGATGGGCAACCAGTTCTTCCCGACTGATCCATATCGTGGCACTCCGCAGGGGACCGTGCCTGATCGTGGGTTCTTACCCCAGGGTCAGGATGGGTTAGGCCCTCTCAGCAAGGCTCTTCTAGCTGGCCAACATCCGATCACCAGCCCCACCGGCCCGGATATTAACCCGTCGCCTATTGGCCGTGTGCCGTCTCCTCCCAACATGATTGGTAGCCTCGGACTGACGGCACCACCTCCAGCCGCTCAACCATTAGGTGGCTATGCTTCCAATCAAGCTGGCTTTGATGCCCGCATGAAGGCCGAGAACACGCTGGGTAACTTCGGTGGAACCCTACCGGTTAGGGGAGCGGATGGCCGAGTGGCCTTTGCGGATGGCCCCATGAAGGACCTGGGCCAGAAGCCACAGTTCGGTAAGGACTCAGGAGCCAGCTACCGCTTCACTGGTAAGGAGACTGGCGAGATCGACCCCGTTACCGGCAAGATGGGGATGCAGTACATCGGCAATAACACCCCGGAGCAGCAGAAGGCCAGAGAGACCTTCGACGCTCGCCGGGGAGGCCTAGAAGCCCGCAAGGCGGCTTATGAAGGCCGACAGTCCAGCGAGCGGTCGGAACGATCTGCTGGCGTCCTAGCGAACGCACAGGCCCGTAAAGAGGGTCGTGCTGAGAAGGTACGCATCCAGAAGGGTCGCCTGACCTTTGACGAACGCTTAGCCATGCAGGACCCACAGTCGGCTGCCCTAAAGGCCGATGCGAATGGACGTCTAGGTCTAGCTCGGGAACAGGGAGCGGCCCGTATTGCTGCCCAGAAGGATACGCTGGCTGCCCAAGAGCGGATGGCCACAGCGAACAATGCCAGCCGGGAGAAGATCGCCGGACTGGGATTAGCTAAGGCTAATGGTACCGATGCCAACGGCAAGCCTATCGACAACCGCACTCCAGCCCAGAAGATCGCAGAAGCACCTAAGCCGGAGGACCTCCAGGGTAAGTCACCGGCCGAGCAGGAAGTGTTGTTGGATGGTCTCCCAAAAGACACAAAGGAGCGACTCATCCGAGAGGCTAATAAGCCCGGCCTGATCGGGCAGATTGAAAGCACTCCATTCCTGGGAGATATTGCTGGCGGACTCCCTGGAGACGTGATCTCTGCTTACATGAACCCACACGGATTGGCCGCTGGACTGCTCGGCGTGCAGCAGAAGCCGACGGTGAATGCACGGACCAGCCAGATCACCAATGATCAGCTCAAAGATCAGCCTGGTGATCGCCCCGGTACCCTCCGTGCCAAGGCCGAGATGCGGAAGAAGCGTGGGCTCTAGGAACTAGCCCAGATCGCCCAGGCCATGATGATCAGCATCCAGATCGCTGGAGCACCTAGCATCCAGATGACGGGATGGGCGTAATGCCAGGGGAGTCTCGGCTTATCTGGCTTTACCAGCTCGGCTTCGATGATCGAGCTATCGTACGGATTTACCATGGTGGTGGGTCCTTTGATCGGTTGGGGCCTAGGTAGTCGGTAATCACACGAACGCCAGCACTGACGTTGTTGGTTTCTCGGATCAGCGACACGATGACTTCGGCGGTGGGGTCTCGGTCTCGGTGGAACCGTTCCAGGATGGGCCAGATATGTAGGGCGAACTCGATCTCCCAGAGCCATTTAGGGGCGAGCTCTAGGGCGGCAACTTGGGCCTGAAGAAGGTCCCGGAGCGTAGCCCGTGTTGCTGTCGTGGGTTCCGTGACCTGGGTATAGTCTCCTGACATTAGCGTCTCCCCGTCCTTTCTTTGGCCAGTCCCACACACGAGAAGATGGCCTTGGTGTGCGTCTTGGTCTTAATGCGTTCGTCGTAGGCCTCCCGCTTGGCTTGGCTGGCGGAGCACGGCTTCTCGATCTCGGGGAACCGGTCAATGCGTCCACAGAGGACACAGACCTCGGTGTGCTCTTCAGCTACTGAGAACATCATGCGGTGGGTTCGGTGGATCTTAGGCATCCCAACAATCTCCTGATGGCTTTAAGGTGACGACACTCGACGTAACAATCAGCGGCTCTACATGTGCAAGAATCCTCATCGCAGGCGTACCACGAGTCCTCATGGGAGTGAGACTTCACCAGGAAATGGCGGTGGCCAATGACGGTGATCGTCTCCCCAAGGACCTCGTAGGTGATCATCAGTTGCTCCAGTTAGTGCTAGTCCGCTTCTTCTTCAGGATCTCGGTCTTGAAGTCGTTCATGAGCATCGCACATTTGTGGGCCAGATCTAATGCGAGCTTAGCGTCTTCCTCGGTGGCTTCCCCGTAACAGGCGTCAGACAGGAAGCAGATGGAGGCCTCCACCAGCAGCGTCTTAGAGAGGGCCAGCTTGTTATCGGGAGTCTTGGGGTAGTCCTTATAGAACTCTTCCGAGAACTTCCGGATACGGACCAGGCCATCGGCCATGCTCATTACTTTGTCTTCCATTAGAACGGCTCCTGTGAAAGGTCAGTGGGTGGAACGTAGTCTCGGCCTACCACCTCGGTGGACGGGCCACACATCTTTCGGCGGTACCTTTCATTGAGCTTGTCCAATTCAGCAGCAACTCCACGCAGAATATCGCTGGTGAGGTAGCCGGGGTTTTCTGATATCAACCATGAGTAGCCGGCGCCAGGTGTGCAGATGATGTCTCCAATGTGGGCGATATCGCCGAATATGACACGATACCCACCACTATTCGCTGGCTTGAGTGTGATCATGTTTGTCTCCTTGTAGAGTCGCTTCTTAAACTCAGCACGCATCTCCTCTAGACCCCAAGAGGCACGTTCTTCGTCCTCCCACTGCATCACAGGTCGTAGAAACCAGAGTCCACGTTCATTCTCCATTGGGCTGCCTCCTTGATGCCGGCGTCGATTCCTTCACACATGCAGCACGTTAGCTCCATGGCAGTGCCGGGCCCCACCAGCAAGTCATCCCAATCAGGGCACCAGTGCCAGCCCTCTGCCAGCTCTTCTGGAGAGATCCGTCCATTAGGGTCGTTCATTAACTCCCTCCATCTATCGTCAGTCATTACTGAGGTCTCCTAGTATGGGATGTCTGAGTCCTTTAGACGTGATTCGATGGGCCCTTCACTGCCGGGCCCATCTCTGTCGTCGTCCTGCGGCTTGTTTGGTAATTCAACCAGGATTCTCTGGGCTTCATGCAGGACGGCCTCGGGTGCGTTATCGCATTCCGCAACCAGCCACTTCAGATACCACACGGGAACCTTCGCCACGGCTTGTCCTTTGAACTTCCCAAAGGGCATGACATTCCGAACTGGTTGTTTGGGCTTCTTCTTACGGGCATTACCAACCGGCTCATCTTTCATATAGATAGCTCTACCATCTCGGGCGGCCTCATCGGCACGCCTCTTCCTACCCATCTTCTCCCAAGCAAACTTCCCGTTACTCATAACTAGCTACCCCTCATAGAAAGTGCGGGCCTAGAGCAGCTAGATAAACTAGCTCCCTTACACGTCAAGCTGTCGGACTGTCAACGCGGAGTTGATCCCACGGTTTTCGGTGGGACTCTCGCCCTAAACTACCCGGCTGCTACCGCGTTGAGAGTTTCCCCTCTATCGGCCCTTATAACCACGCAGCCCGTCTCTCGTTTAGGAGGGTCTTTGGCCCCCGGTTAGCCCTGCGAATCCTCGCACCACTCCGGGTTCAAACCGGCTTGGCTGGCATCACCTAATTGCACCCTGTTGCTATTCGTCAGATGAGGATTAGCCCACCCCGAACAGCCCCTTAGCCGATCCGTGGCAACAATGCCTTTGGGATGGGATCGGCAAGCATCCGTGCTGTCCAGAAACGACAAAAGCCAACCCCATTACTGAGGATGGCTTTTGCGTGTATTGGTGTCTTGCTGAGGGACCCAGCTACGGATGCACTACGCGAATTGTATTTCAAGATAATGCTCATAACTAGATCACCCTCAGCGGGGTCGATCCTACCAAACCACTAATTTCAGTGCAATACGCGAATTGTGGGTGTAGAGTGGATCGCTGGGAGGGCCGATTGTCATGGATGACGGTGACTTCTGCGACCCCGATCAGGACCAGGCCGCCAGCGATGACTGGTGGGACTACGACTGACCCCTTAGGCAAGGAAGCCAACATGGACGATGCCCAGCGTCGGGAAGCACTCCTCCTCCAGGAACAAGGGGTATCGAAAGCCGAGATAGCCCGCCAACTTCGCGTTCCCCGCTCGACCGTCCAGGGCTTCCTTTCCGAACACCCTAAGTCAAATCGGCCTACGAAGGCCGAAATCCCCCCTTCCAAGGGACCGACTAAGGGTGACGTGGATCAGATGGAGCTGGCCTCCCTCCGCTCCAAGCTCAAGCAGATGGAGCAGGTCCGGCCCCATGTGATCCCGGCCTACGTCCCACTGGCCACCAGTACGCCTGAGGCCCGCTGGAAGGCTGCGGAGATTGATAACGCCGAGCACATCCGCAAGGCCATGCTGATGGCGGAGTTCTCAGTGGATCTGCCAAACGACCCGTGCGCTATATCCTTCATCTCCGACCAGCACATTAGCCTTGGCAATACCGTTGACCTTGCCCGGATGCGGGAGGACGCAGAGCTGATTGCCGAGAGCGATGGGTGCTACGCCATCCTCGGAGGGGATGCCACGGATAATCACATTAAGCACCGCAGTGCCGTGCTGGCTGCCCGGTCCCAGCCGAGCGAGCAGTACGACCTCTTTGAGTTTTACCTGGGGATATTTGCCCATCGAGTACTCGTCGGGATCGCTGGGAATCATGATTTATGGACCAATGAGTTTGCGGGAGTGGACGTCCTGGGGATGCTGCACAAGAAGCATCGCATCTGCTACGCCCCGGATGAAGCCATGCTCAGCATCAAGGTAGGAGAGCAGCCTTACAAGGTGGCCATGCGGCATCAGTACCGCATGAACTCCACGATGAACCAGACTCATGCCGTGAAGCAGTTCCTGAGGTTTGGTGAGCACGACTGGGATATTGGTTGTATCGGACATCACCACGAAGGTGCGTGCGAATACTTCACTTCTCAAGGGAAAGAGCGGATTGCCCTGCGTCCTGGGTCCTACCAGATCACTAGCTCTTACTCCCGGATGTATGGCTACAACCGAACTTTCCCGACGTGCCCAACGGTAGTCGTCTATCCAGATCGTCGGGAGATGATTGCCTTCCACCGGCTGGAGCCAGCCCTTCGCTTTCTGAAGGCGGAGCGTGGCTAATGTGGGCCCTCCTCCTGCTGGCTATCGTCCCCTATGACCCCGTGATCCGGGACCGGGCCACCCGCTTAGAGACTAACCAGTATTTTGACGAGAACGGCCGGCTGATCTTCACTCAGATCATCGCCTGGGATGAGGAGCATGTGTTCGTGTGGCGGATGCTGAAGGAGCAAGTCCAGTCGGTGCAACGGGTTAACGGGGGTTACTATTTTCCGTTTGACGACAATGGGATTCAGAGGGAGATTTGGAGTCTTTCCCACTCAGAGAGTTGGACCCAGGTGGATGTAGAAGTTGAAGACCGCTCCACCCTTCCTGTCGAACAACGACGCCGACTCCGGCAAGGACGCCATGAACGACACCATCCTCCGCTTGCTCCAGCAGTACCTATACGCTGAAATGAACCGGTTCCCCGAAGTGGAAGTCTACGCCATGAGAAAGAAGCTATGGGATCTCGTAAAAGACCTGCAAATGGAAAATCGGCGATAAATCCACCGCATTATCAAGGCAAGGTCGAGTGCATCGACGCTATCGAGTCCGCAGTCGATGGCCTGCCCCCGCTCCAGGCCTACCTCACTGGCAACTGCATGAAGTACCTGTATCGCCACGGGAAGAAGGGCCAGCAGATCCAGGACCTGGAAAAAGCCATGTGGTATCTTGAACGGCTTATTGCTACATGCAAGGGAGCCAAGGATGGCGAAGCGAAAGTACACGGAAGACCAACTCACCGGAGCCGCACCTGAGCAACCGGGCTTCCTTAAGTCCCTAGGCGGAGGCGTTCTCAGTGGCCTGAACGTAGCCGGCAATATCTTAGACGTGCCAGGCTCCATGGTCCGGGACACGGTAGCTGGCCGGAACCCATTCGATCAGCTCCTGACTCCCCACTCCGACGTCAACCGCACCACCGGCCGGGACCTCAACCGCATGGGTGGACTGGCTGGCCGGAAAGACACCTACGGCAACTTCTTTGGAGGACTGGGGACGGAGATCGCCCTCGATCCGCTCACTTACCTGGGGGGTATTGGGGTAGCTAAGCGGGCTGTGGGTGGACTGGCTGCCAAAGCCGGCATCCACGGACAGGCAGCGGCCCGTATCGCGACAGCGGCTGGTAAGGCCGGGAAGTTCTCGGGTCTAGGTACCGATGCGGCTCGGGCCGGAACCAAGTCTTGGATAGACAAGTTCATCCCCAGCGGGACCAACTGGGTGGGCCCTCGGGAGGCCAACTGGATCACCCCGAATCACATCAAAGAGTTCGCTCCGGAGATGTTCGATACGCTCTCCTCCGTAGCCAAGAACCAGAAGGGTGGAGCATTTGACCTAGCCGGCCAAATGGATACCCCACTGGGAGCCTTAGGGACGTTCTGGCCAGCCGGAGAAGCTGGAGTATTCGGAGCGGGTAAGACGGGCCAGAAGATCGCCCGTGGCATGGACGTAGCTGGGGATATGCTCCGTCACGCCAAGATCCCCGGCACCGCCATCCGTCCCGTGGGAGATCTGGCCAACCTCGTCAACGCCAAAGCCGGCAAGACCACCAACGCCGAACTACTCCAAGACGCCTACCAGACCCATCACGTTAAAGAGGGTGCCCGCTACGAGCACCGCCTCCTCACCGCTAAGTGGACCAATGACCTGGAGCGGATGGGCCACGCCAAGACGGAAGTGGATACCGTCCGCAACTGGATCGAGTTCCCCAACACCGCTCCTGCTGAAGCCCAGCCACTTGTGAAAGAGATGCGGGGCTACGTGGATAAGATCCCCAAGCTGGCGGAGCAGATGGGCGTCAAGATTGGCGACGTCAGCGACAAGATGTCCGCTGCCGGTAGCCAGGCCCAGTACTGGCCCCGCCATTTGGCAGAAGGCCTAGTCGGTAAGAACAAGAAGCGGGGCAGCTTTGGGAAGCTGTTCGATCCGGCCACTACCGCTGAGCTGGCTCGTGAACCGTGGACGCTTGGCAGTAAGGGCGGCACCAAGGCCCTGATGGAGATGTACAAGGACCCGGAAGTTCTCAAGCTCCATGCGGCTGGCGACCGGGATGCCCTCGTGGATTACCTGAAGAACAACTACTCCAGCAACCTCCCAGAGAAGTTCCTAGACGGGGAGCAGATTGCCAAGTTGAAAGAGCTGAACGTGCCGCCAACGGTCGCTATGGCCGGGATTCAGGCTGCGAATAACCCGGCCCTGGCTAAGTCACTGGCCCCTAGTAGCACGTTCCACGCAGCCGCTGACTCCATCCTGAAGATGTCTCCGGAGGCTTTGGGGGCAGGTGTCTACGCCAACCATCCGGTGAACGACTTCGCAGCTTCCATGAGTGGCACGGCTGACAAGCTCCATGCCTCCAAGATCGCCCTAGAGAGGATCGCCTCTGACGCTACGGCAGCCGGTCCCGGCACCGTGGAAGTCCCGGTCGTTCTTAAGAACCTAGACCTGGAGTTCGGAGACGGCACCAGCAAGGGAGCCATCAAGTGGCTGAAGGATCATGGCGTTGCTGACCCTGAGAAGGCCCACCTGCCGGCTGATACCGCCGCCTTCCTGACCCAGATGGGAAAGGGCTGGACGGGCGGTCCCCAAGAGGTCGGTCCCATGCTGGACCTCTACGACAACTTCGCCAACATCATGCGGTCGGTGTTCACCAACATGGACCCGGTTCGCTACAACGTTCGCAACCGCTTGAGCGGCCACTTCGCTAACTGGATCTCCGGCCTCGTGAAGATCTTTGATGGCACGGCTACCAACGCCGATCAGCTCATGAAAGGCATGGTCATTGAAGGGGCGGCGAAGAACCCGCACCTACTCCAGATGGCAGCCGAGCGTGGCATCCAGAACCTAGACGACAAGACCGCCACTCAGATTCTGGGAGAGATGCTATACGCCTTGGAGACCAGTGGCAGCTCGGGCCTGTCCCATGAGATTCAGCACGGCAGCGGTAACATCGGCAGCCAGCTCGGTGAGATTAAAGACCAGATCCCTGGTGCCAACCCATTCTCGTGGGGGGCAGTAGGGGAACTGGCTAAGGGCCCTATGGGTAAGGCCGGCACGTCCTATAACCCGCTGAGTGCTATCCGTGGAGTGGGTGGTGCCCCGACCACGAAGAACGCCTTGGCGGCTACGGGCGAGAAGATCGCCGAGTACACGGAAGGTCTCAATCGTATCGCCCCTATGTGGTCCTTGATCCAGGACGGGGTGCATCCTCAAGAGGCGGCTCGCCGGGTAATGGAAGCCCAGGTGGATTACCGGGGCCGGAACTACACCCAGTTTGAGAAGCAGCTCCTGAAGCGGATCTTCCTGTTCTATTCATTCTCCAAGGGCATGTTCCCCTTCACCTTGAAGCAGGTGATGGACTATCCCGGTGGCCGACTGGCCCAGGCTCTACGGGGTATGAACCGGTCTAAGAGCCAGGACGAACTGGTGCCACAGCACGTAGCTGAGACGGCAGCTATACCAGTCGGGCAGATCCCCGGCATGGCTCCCCTTGAAGAAGGTGCTAAGCGTTACATCACGGGCTTCGGTCTGGGCTTCGAAGACCCCGCTCAGTTCGTGGGTGGTCCCCAGAACGCCATGCTGGAAGCCGCCTCCCGCTTGAATCCCCTGATTAAAGCTCCCTTGGAGATGATGAGTGGCCAGAGCTTCTTCCAACGAGGACCTGGCGGCGGTGGCCGTTCGCTCGAAGACCTAAACCCGTCCCTAGGTCAGACCCTTTCCAACATCGGTCAGATCACGGGGATGCGTGAGAGCAAGGCACCTGTGCGGACCCCGCAGTTCCTAGAACACATCCTCAGCAACTCGCCACTGTCGGGAGTCCTGAATAAGGCTCGCACCATTACCGACCCCCGCAAGGGACCGGGTGCCAAGGCAGTGAATCTCCTCACCGGTATCAAGGCCACGGACGTCAGCCCCGCTGCCCAAGACAAAGAGCTGCGAAGCCGGATCAGTCAGATCGAGAAGCAGATGGGAGCCCGCACCTTCTCGGATACGTTCCTACCGAAAGACGCTCAAGCCGAGCTCTCTCCTAAGGAGCTAGCCGACTACCAGAAGATGCAAGCCCTTCGCCGCCTCCTCGAAGAACGCTCCAAGACCCGGAAGAAGAAGTAGTCACCACTCGTCAATGACGGTCTTGCCCCTGCCTTCATGCTGTCGCTTCATGTGGGCACTGCGGGGCTCGGGGTCGGATTGGTGGATGGAGCGTACCTGCCAGATGCGGCCCTTAATGGAAACGAGCTGGCCCACTCGGGCAAACTTCTCAGGCACCCATTCCACCAGGATCGTCTCACTAAAGTACGGCACATCACGAACGGGCTGCTCAACTAGCTCGCATTGCCAGAACATGTGTCGGTCCTTCTATAGATTTCGACTAATTCAAAACGGCCATCCTTGGCCGAAACCCCCCATATCAGGGGGAATCCATATAGTGAAAGCCAATGAACCTACCGTTCAAGTGCTCAATCTCATCCAGCTTGTCGTGGGAGTCCCAATAGAGGAGCCGCTGCTTCCCACGTAGGTAGCCGGCAGCATAGATCTGCTCGACCACCCACTCTACGTCGTTGGTGATCGTCCGGTGGTCGTTCCACGGACCCATGTCCCTGATCCGTACGGCGTCAGGGGTGACGGACTCAATGTCATAGCTGGCGTGTTTCATTTGGGACCTACCATCAGGCTCGGGGGAAGGGGAATGCTGCGGTTGTGACAACGCCACATGTGTAAACAGTGCGGGTGGCAGTTCACGTAGTCAGACTTAGGCGGATGGAGCTGCATGACCGCCTCCTCGGGCTCGAAGAACAAGTCCTTGACGACACACATCTCGTTCCAGGTTGGGCACCGGTTCTGGAGCGAAACCGACACATGGTCCCAGCCTTCCTGGTCACTGACGATCACTGCCATCATGGACTTCATATTTCCATAGGGAGACGGGATCATAAACGCCCCGTTGTTGCCAATGTCGTCGTCACTGGCCATCGGCCCTGTCCGAACCCGGCATTCGCTGAGGTTTTTGTAAGCATCTGGTTTCATTTTCAATCCCTCAACTGGGTGGTGTGCGTTAATTGTGTTTGCTTTACAATCGGCAAGCTGACATACTTCTTTTCGTACTTATTCTGCATCTGTTCATGGCAAGGAGGCCAGTCAGTGACAGCTTTTTTTTCTTGGCTTTTGAGCTTCTTAGCAGGCAAACTGCCCCTGACGTCGCCGGCCTTCTACGTGAACGGCGTCTCGGCTCTGGCGGTGGCTCTCTACGTCACTGGCTTATGGCATCTGGCACCTAACGTAGCCGCCAACTTCTTTGCTGTAGTCGTGTGTCTGAACCTGGCCTTTGACCTGCTGGGACACTGGCTGGAGCAAGCTATTAAGGGGTTAGATTAAATGTTCGGATTCGACCTCAACCATCTAGCAGCCTTCGGGCTCCTGGCAGCCGGTGTCCTCGGCATCTTGTACACCAACCGTCAGGCACTGCTCTCGTTTGTGCCGACCATCAAGACCTCCTCGGCACCGCCTGACGACGATGCGGCCGACTTCCAGGCCCTGACCCGTCTTCAGAAGCGATACGTCCGCATGAATTGCCCCGAAGGTAAGGCAGCGGTCCAGGTGTGCCTCGCCCACTTTTACCACGAGGCCTAACCGTGAAGGGTGGAAACTTCCTATGGCTGATGGTCTTTGGGATCGGGCTGTTGCTGCTCGGCGGCGGCTCCCCCCTGTCACCATCAGCCCCATTCAAGACTGATAAGCTCTCGGTCCTGGTCGTGGAAGAGTCATCGGAGCGTGGTAAGTACACTTCCGATCAGCTCAACATCATCCAGTCCACTGACCCCAAGTCCGTGAAGGTAGCCGTTGAGAGTAAGGGCGGCCGGTTCTTCGTCCTCGACAAGGACAATGCCAGTGCCCTAGAGAAGGCGGATGACTGGGTGAAAGAAGCCTTTCCCAAGGTCTCCGCCAATCCGCCGCCGTGGATCGCCGGAGCCAACACAAAGAGCGGGTTCAGCATCCCGATGGCCACCGAAGCCGAAGTCTTGAAGAAGGTAGGAGGCCTGTAATGCTTATCGTTGACGAAAGTAACTGGAAAGATCAGATCGGCGACGGCCAACAGGTAAAGATCGGCACTGACACGTTCTTGCTGTCGGCCCAACCCAAGCCAGAAGGCCACAACGCCCAAGAGTATTCCAAGGTATTCGGGTCGGAAGTCCCCACGATCCCCCGCAGTGAGTGGCCAGCCCGAATTAAGGAGCAGGTCGCACGCAAGCGTCGGATCAGCGATCACCAGCGGTGGCAGTGCGACAACCAGGGCAGCTTCCCCACCTGCTGGGCAGCCGGAACCTGCCAGGCCTATGCCACAGCCCGTGTCATGCAGATGGGCATGGAGAACTATGTCCGTATCTCAGCGATGTCTCTGGCCGTACCCATTAGCGGAGGCCGTTCAGGTGGCTATGAAGGCAACGCCGTTAACTACCTCACAAAATACGGTGGAGTGGATGTGAAGCTCTGGGGATACACCGACCCCAGCCGCCACAGTGGTCCTGAGATCGAAGCCAACCGCCTCCTCCATAAGTCCCTAGAGTCGTACGAGTGTGACGGCTTCGATGAATTCGCCACCGCTCTGCTTCTCGGTTACCCATGCACCGTTTCCTACAACTGGTGGTCGCATGTGGTGATGCTCACAGACCTCGTTGAAATCGAGTCGGGCAGCTACGGCTTTAAGATCCGCAACAACTGGGGCGAAGGCTACGGCGACAAGAATGAATACGGTGTCGGTGGGTACGCCATCTTCCGTGAAGGACGCGGCACCCCCAGTGGCGGTTTTGCATTCCGTCAGGTCACCCCATCTAAGGCGGCATAATCCATGAAACAGATCCCCTTCCTACTCCTGATCACCCTCGGCATGGTCGCTTGCGGACTATCGAGTCCCCCCAAGCCAGCTCCCGTTGTGGAAGTGACTCCAGCCCCCGTGATTGAGGCGGCTCCCATCCAAGAGGTGGTCAAAGTCGTAGCTCCTGACTGTAAATGCGAAGTCTGTAAGTGTGTGGACTGCGTATGCGAGCCCGAGAAGAAGGTGGAGCATCCCGTCAGTACGGTCGTTAAGCCTCCTGCCCAGCCTGTGGCTCGCACCACCTTCGGCCAGCAATACAGCTCGTGTGGGCCCAACGGCTGTGGTCCCACCCGTAGCTTCCGGATCTTTAGGGGGAGACTGTGATCGCCTTCCTGGAAATCCTAGCCGCCTACGTGGTCATGGACGCCTTGGTTGGCATTTACCACTGCTTCACTGACTACGGGTGGAATACGCCTGACATGGTACGGAAGTTCCGAGAACATCACGAAGACCCACTGAACATGGTCGAGTTCGACTGGCAACCAATGCCTGGAGGACTCCTGATCCTGTGCGTCGGCTGCTGGCTCTGGTCGCCGTTCATTGCCGCCTTCGGCAGCTTCCTCATGCTCGCCCAAGTACCGCACTATTACGCCCATCGACGCAGCCGCAGCCCAGCAGTACACCGCGTCCTGCGATTCCTACAAGCCTATAGGGTTATCGCCTCGCCCGAAAATCACCACCTGCACCACGACGGGAAGTTCAACCGGAACTTCTGCGTTCTAAGTGGCTGGAATAACTTCTGGCTGAACCCGCTCGTGAGGCTGTTGTGAAGAAGGATCGCCCCCTAGTCAACTGGCTACGAGACAGGCTACGTCCACCCGACGTGGTGCCGATCCGTAGGACTTGGGGGCAGTACTCAAGTGCAGTGTTCTGGTGGGTGACACGAATCATTCTTCTGTGGTTGCTTAAGGGATGCTGATGCCGAGAGGCTAGAAGTGCGAGTATTCAATGACAACGGAAGCCGCCCAAAACGAGTATAGCCCCGCTGCTTTCTCTATCCCGGACTCGTGGATTGCCTTTATTGCGAAGTTCGGGTTCGCGACGTTCATCGCTCTGGGTCTGATGTGGTTCTTAGCCACGCAGATCATCGTGCCTATGAGAGACGACCAGAAGGCCTTCATGCAGAGCGTCATTAAGACGAACGAGATGAACGCCAGCACCCACGCCACTGCCGCCCAAGCCATGCAGCAGATGACTGCGGTACAAACCACCCAAGCCAGTACCCTCACGACCCTCGTAGACCAGCAGAAGCAAACGACTACAATCCTTCAGCAGATCCGGGATGACCAGCGTGCTGGTGCCTGGAGAGAAGCGAAGCCCCACCCCTAAATGCCTTAGCCCTAAAGTGGTCCCTCCTTGCCACTATTGGGCCGTCATAGGGCCCCGGAGTGAGTGACGACATTCCGGGGCCTTTCTGTTACCATGACCCCCAGGAGTCTCTAGGCATGGAAGTCGAAACCATCCCGAAGTCCGCTGACCTACTAGCCGTCATCGCCCTCTTATCCGAGGAAGCCGACTGCCTACGGGACCGGATTGGTAGCTGCCAAGTCCGCTTCACGAAACGGATCTTCACCCGGAACGACCTGGATTACGGCCGCTCCCTCTGTGCGGTGACTAACAAGCTCCCTAACGGCTCGGTGGAGCTGAAGATCGAGTCGTAATGCCCACGATCACTGCCTATCCAACCACCGTGACGGTCTTGTCGGATGCCGGCACCTCTGGCTGGACTAACGTCAATAACGCCCTGGCCCTGGACGGGGTGTTCACGACTTCGGCTGCCGTGGTTCCGCATTCGACTACGATCACCAGCCACGCCATTAAGGCTGTGGGATTCGACCTGTCGGCCATCAATGACTCAGACACCATCAATAGCGTTTCTTTGATCCTCAACCGGAAGTCTGACCGCAACTTTACGAACCAGACGGTGGCCTACCTCGTCGAGAACGGCACCATCACGTCGCTCTTCAATGAGAGCGTGCCAGCTTACTGGACGGACACCCTGACATCCGAGACGCTCACTAGGACAACATCCCTTCCAACCGTGACTGTGCTTCAGTCGGCTACGTCGGGGCTCACCGTGGCCACCACATTCTATGACGCTGACAGTTTGACCGTCACCGCTTTTATCGACGCCATTCGCTTGTCGGTGAACTACACTACTGCCTCCAGGTCGGCCGGCAACTATTCCGGAAAGGCTGGGCTCCGGCCCCTTTATTCTGGTAAAGTAGGGCTTCGGGAATACATGGCAGGGAAAGCCAGATTGAGAGGCTAGGATGGCGATAAGGGGCGGCAATCTGTACATCGGACAAGACAATCTTGTCGAGTGGGGCTCCGTTGATGAGCAGGGAACGGGCCTGTACGACAACAACCTCGGCTCCTTTGATAACTCCGCCACGGTCACCTTCACGCTGTATCAGTCCGACGGCACTTCTGCCGTCTCGGGAGGCAGTGGCACCTGCTCGTACATTACCGGCTCCCAGGGTTGCTATAGGGGCACGTTGGAGGATGGGGTTAGCCTGACATCTGGTACAACTTATATCTTAGAGGTGCTGGCCACTGGCTCAGGGGACCGCATCGGTAGGAGAAGGATCTCCTACGTGGCCCGTTACATGGGTGCCGATTAACCGCAAGGAAGCAACAAATGGCTCTTAAGTCCCCGGACGTGATCTGCTCTCAGGCCGGTAAGATTGTCCGCAAGTGCGGCCAATGCACCTTAGCCGTCCACGCTACCATTGGGTCGGCTGATGTCCTGATGTTCTCCGGCTGGGCGGGGGGCTCGGTCTTAGTGCCAGCCAGTGTGACTAACTTCACTTGGCACGGCTCCTATGACGGCACCACCTTCAATGCCATCTACGACAATGCAGCCACGTCAGCGGCTGCTACCCAGGCAGTCACCCAGAATACATGGGTCCCAATCCCGGACGCTTGCTTCGCCTTCCCGTTCCTGAAGATCGTGAGTGCTGGAGCCAACGGCACCGCCACCGTGGTCTGCAAGAGCTAAGCGCCCTGGACCCCAAATCCAGCGAAAAACCGCATTGAACCCAATGAATCCCGCTACCAAAACATTCCTGAAAGCCATCGCAGCCGGCCTTGGCGTGATGTTGACTGCGTTCGTCGCTTGGATCGCCTCGTTTGATTCGCCCGTGCCGCCAACGCCAGAGCCACCGATACCGACTCCGCCAGCTATCATCCTGGGAAAGTCTGGCACAGCTTCCAGCAACGGCACCGCAGCCGGCAATATCTGCCCCGACCTGTCGAAGGTTAATTTCTTCGACCGTGGAAACGCATGGCTGGCGGAGTTTGCCCGTCCGATCATCGCCGATCCGATTGACGCCGACTCGGCCAAGATCATCGGCGATTGGAAAGCCTATGGCGACCCGAAGATACACGTCGATTTTTCAGCGACTGGCAAGGGGACCACGAGCAACGGCCGCTATGGCATTCCCATCAATGTTGCCTCGTCGAGCAAGACGCCCGAAGTCACCCCGGAGTGGTACTACAAAGACGAGTCTGACAACGTGCCATACCCAATCCTGATAGATGGATCATGGGAAGGCTTGTCGCCCGGAGCAGATGTTTCGGTGAAGCCCGATGGCGACCAGCACCAACTGATTCTCAGCGTGGATGAAGCGACAGGAGAAATCGTCAAGCTCAGTGAAACCTATAAAACGTGGCTGGATAAAAGCGACCCACGCGGCCCAACATGGAAGGGCGGCAGTGGAGCAGTGTTTGACTTTCGGCAGGGTGCGAAGTTGCCCCGCCAAGCCGACTGGACATCGTGTGACGCTGCCGGTCTGTTCATCCTGCCCTTGCTGCTGCGATACGACGAAGTAGCGAGCGGTGAAATCAAGCACTGCTTACGGGCTACGTTCCCGGCTGGCGTCTGCAAAAGCAAGTATGTGTGGCCAGCGCGGCACGCCGCTAGTGGTTGGGGCTTGCTCTGTTTCGGGGCGAGGGTTCGCCTCACGTCCGAATGGTACGACGCCAACAAAGGAAAGTTCAGCGGCCAAGCCCGCGTCATCCTCGAAGCGATGCGGAACTACGGGATTATCAACTCAGACATTACCGGAGGCGGCTTGGCTTACGGGCCGTTCCTGGGCGGAATCACCGATGATCGGTGGGAACCGGAGTCGCTGGCAGCCTTGCAGACGATCCCGATTAGTGCCTTTGAAGTCGTCAAACAACATCCCTGCTACACGATTGACGGCCCGACGACGGGCAATCCGGGTGAAGTGCTGACGTTCACGGTGGCGAAGTATCCGCCAACCGACCGCAACTACTCAGGGAATGTCTATCCCGCATCGAACGGCAAGAGCGAGACTGAGATTAACGTCGCCGCTGTGAATCTGACCGATTCTGCAACTAAGCAAAGCCGCAGTGGGACTTTCAAGTTCATGTCGAAAGTGGCGGGCACGTTCGTGATCAGCAGCAACCACGGGCAACAAGTCTGGCTGGAACCTTCGCCCATTACTGTTGTGATTAAGTAGGTAAGAACGCCCAATGATTCAGCAAGTACGACAGCACGACGTTCAAACGCTCGAATTAGGTGAGCTAGATGCCCTGCTGCGCCGCGACTACTTGCCGCCGAATCGTCGCAATGCCCGCACGATCAATACACCCAAAGAATCACAGCCGACCCGCTGGCAAGTGGTTGATTACACCATCGCCCGCTACGGCCACTGCCCGCCACCGGACTGCGAGATCATCTACGGTTCCGTCTTCTGCGACACCATCATTCCGACCACAGGCAAGTTCTATATCGACTGCCTGTTCATGGGGGCGTGTCACCTCGAAGCCGCCAGCGACCGCTGGGACTTGGTGGATTGCGTCGTGTTTAACTCGCCCGTGATGAGTAAACAGGTGCGAAGCTGCGAACGTGTTGCCATGTTGCTTGGAAACCTGATCGTTGATCGCCCTGAATTGGAGCATTGCTAATGGCCGCGAAAACCACGACGCAGGCCGGTAATCGCGAAACCGGCTCGACTTGGACCGGCGGTGTTGCGCCCGTTGCTGGCGATACCGAAACGTACTCGCACAGCGTAACGGTCACGGCCAATGGCGAAGCTGGTAGCAGCCCTAGTACGGGTGGCACTGCGGCAGCGGCATTCGCCTACGTGGGCGGCAGGACACTGACGATCAATCCCAATGTTGCCTTCACGCTCAAAGGAGACTTGAACGCGTGGGCGGATTATCTGCTCACCAACAGCATCGTCATCGGTGCGGGTGCATCGCTGATCTGGCTGCCTCCGTCTGGCCAGCAATACAAAGTGGCTATGACTGAGACGGTGCATTGGTCGTGTAACGGCACATCTGGATCGCACGTTACGATTGACACTGATAAGAGCCTCGGTGGACTTGCCGCCTACTTCGAGGAAGGTGGCATCAACCGGAACGGAGGAATAACTACTGCGACCTTTACGGATTTTATCGACCTTGGAACATCGACAAAATTTGGGGTGATTTCCCTCGCAAGAAGTTCCGGTACTAGCCCGCAAGCCATATCCATAACGAACGTGACATTAACACGAGCTAGTTACTTTCTGGCACAAGCTGGAACCTGGAGTCAGGATTACACGTTCCAAAGTAATAAATTTTATGACTCGATAGCCACAACTTACGGGGACAATTCGTTTTGTGCCTTGTTCAGCTTCGATGATTCTGGGTCAGCCGGAACGTGGCTGATAGATTCAAATAGCTTTGATGGCAAGGTGGCGATCCCGAAGTTTCCGACTCGCTTGACGGTATCGAATAACGTATTCCTCTCTAGCCTCTTTGCAAGCACTGGGTCAGACTGGGCCAGCGACGATAGATTTCACTCGAATGTAATTTTCAACCCGTCCGATGATCTTCAAACGTCGACGCGAGGGCCACAAAGGGACTGCCTATACATAAAGCCTGGGGACATTGCCAATCCCCACTTCATTTCAGTTGATAACACGTCGCGTGACTTGTCCTTCACTGGCCTCATCTTTTGGGTTGCCGGTGACAATGCCGGTGGTGAGGGCGACGGTATAGCTCCGCCGGCCGGTTCTAGCAATTTGGTCGTTAGCGGATGCCTCGTTCTGCCAGATGGCGTTGGTAAAACCAGTGCATGTCTTGTCACCGCTGAGTCGTCTGGATCGACTGTGATTCAATATGCTGAACACAATACGATGGTCGCGACAGGTGGCGAGTGCGGCCTGATGCGGCAGAACCATTTAGGCGGCTCGTTCGCTGGTCAGATTGCGTCGTGCCGATCAAACCTGCTCGTGAGTTATGGAACAACCACCGGCTGTAAAGCCATCAGCGATTCAGGCGGAGGCGTTGACGGTGCGGTCAATGCTGTTGTGGATGCCGGGTTCAATGGATTCTACAACCCGACGCTGAACTGCACCTGCAAATACAATTCGACAACGGTTCAAGCTACTGTGACTGGTTACAGTCGCGTGCGTATCTCAGCAAATACCCCATTTCCTAACTCTCAAGTCGGCCATGACGACGTGGTTGTGACCAGCGACCCAATCGTTGACAGCACCTATACGCCGAATGATTGGGGTCTGGAAAACGGCGGCACGGGAGTCTTAGACAACACGCTCGACATCGTGTTTGAAGACCCATCGCTCATCATTGCCGCTGGTGACTCAGCCCTCATCCCCAGGTTGCGGGCAAAGTGGAGCGTCACCGGAGCGGCTGGCTTGCAACTCAAAGACGCCGCTCACGAGGGAGTGGGTTATACGATTGGGATGGGTGAATACGTGGCGGCTAGCGGCGGCCGACGCAACCGAATGAACACGCTTTTACGCCCGTAGGCGCTCTGGAGTATGAGTCCAGGGCATCTTATTTAGCGTTGCATAACGTCTCGGCGACAAACTCGACGACTTCCGCCATGTTTTTCAGTGCCACCGTATTGAAATAGAGCCCTCTCCATCCCATACGAGTGAGCATGTTTTGTCGCTCGTAGTCCGCATGTTGCCCAAGGGCGGTCGTATGGCCTCCTCGTATGAAGGCACCACCTTGTAGTTCAACGAAGATTTTCCCATCTTCTGGCCAGGCGAAGTCTAGCTTCCAGTGGCGGTTGGTCTTGGGGTTGAGAATAGGGTGCTGGCGAGTTGGGGCCGGAAGATCGGGGAACATCAACTGCCAGTGGAGATAGAAGGCATCTTCTAGCTCGGTCTTCTTACTGGTCTTGGCGAGCTGGCGAACTTCTGTGTTGGAGAGAGATGCCATTAGCGAGACGTTCCCGGAGGAGGGCTTCCGCCTCCCGATCCACATCCTCCTGATCGGGCCAGCGTCGTCTGGTCAGTTGCCAGAACAACTCCAAATCGTACGCCTCTGGACGGGCCAGCATCAAGATGGCTAGTCGCTTCGCCCGGCTCATATTCTGGCAGTGGTTGTGGCAGTGCCTGTGCAGCACCAGGATCGCATAGGGAGCCATCAGGGATATCTTGCGACAGCACCCCCTACTAATCTCATCGGCGTCTAGCGAGCTTCCCGCGGCCTTCTTGAGGCAGTACTCGCACCTACCAACGGAGTCCTTGAACTCAGCCCGCCACTCGTCGGCTTCCTTGTTGGTCTTAGCCCGCTTCTTGCTGACTCTTCTCACTTCGGTACATCCATGATTAGGCAGTCACAGCACCCCTTCAGCGGCTGGTCGGGCCAGGCTTGGGTGATGTCAAAGAACTTATCGGAGTGCTTATAGACCCACTCCCGGAAGTGTTCGATTTGGTCGTAGCCACCACCGTACTGACGGTAGGGGGAAGAGAGCCATTGCCGATAGATGGCATAGGCACGGCGATCAGAAAGCCATTGACGCATCCTGCGATGTTTAGCAGCCAAAGCCCGAGCCGGAGGAGAGGTTCGTCAGTCCATCAGGACGCAGGTAAGGAGGGGTGGCATGGAGCAACCACCACATTTAACCTGGCCTAATCCTGTGAAGGTCATTCCGGCTGGGACTCAGGCTGATAACTCCTGTATTTTACTTGGGTGATTTACGACAAGCCATGGCCAATTGGCCAGGGGTGAAGTGTCGTTTCGGGTGTTGTTTCGCTTGGACTGAATCCTTAGGGTAGACGCCCACCCAATGGGGTAAGGGGTACTTCCCGGTCTCCCGTCGGAAGATCTCGGCACACTGAGCGTAGCTGATACCGCTCTTGAGGGCCCCGAAGAGCCGCTGCTGCCACTTGGCGAACAGCTTCTCGGACTCGCTCTTCTCGACCTTCTCCTTAGCGTGGGCCGGGATCTCTTTGAGCTTCCCATTGCCCATACGGATACGGCGGATGGCTCCTTCGGCACGGAACCCGCAGCCCTTGCAGACGGCCCCACCTTCTCTTACGCAACCGCATTGCGGACACATTATCGGCTGGGACGCTTCGCCTTTGGTGCGGGCTTTCTTGATCGTGTCTTGGGTGGTTTCTTCGCCGGTGGGCCACTCAGGGTCTTGGTTGGGGTGGGGGAACTTCCAATAGTTGCCCGCAAAGTCGAGGTAGATAGCCTCGGTTTGTGATCCGAAAGGCCGCTTAATTCGTCCTATCTTCTGCCAGTAGCTCCTGAGCTGACTGTTGGGCTGTAAGTCGATTGCGGCGGACAATACCGGCAGATCAAACCCTTCCTTAAGAACATCGACGCTGACGATCCCCTGGGCTTCGCCATCCCGAACCTTCTGGAATATCTCCTCACGCTCATGGTGCTTCGTTTTGGCTTCTATGAGGTAGAAAGATCCTGGACCGAGTAGGAAATTGAACTGCCGGACGAGATCACGCCCGAACGGTATGCCGGGCACGAAAGCAACTGTCGCACGGTCACTAGCTTTAGTTTGCCACTCACTGAAAACGTCGGCGAACACGGTGCATTCCTGCACAGCTCGACCCAACTGAGATTGATTGTATTCGCCTCTTTTGACGAGTCGGACGCCTTCGATGTTGGGTTCGGAAGGGGCATAGACGGTAGTGGGTAAGAGGAATCCATCCCGGATCAACTCCGAGTTCTTCACGCCTTCCACGAGACGATCATATAGCCGAGGGACAATAGCAGTCCCCTCGGGCCCAACTGGAGTCGCAGTGAGGCCAAGTACCTTTGCATCTGGATAGAACTTGAGGAGCTGCTCGTAGCGGGCCCCGTCTTGATGCACCTCGTCGATGATGAGGAGGTCCGCTGGAGGCAGTCCGGTCCCCGTAGGGATACTGCTGAACTTGTCATAAAAGTACCAGCTCTCTAGGGATTGAATGGACGCGAGTTGGTTGCTGGCGGCGGCATCCCCGCACTCATTGTCGGCCATGATCACGCCGAAGGGGATCTCGTGCTTCTCCGCATCAGCCTGGGCCTGGGTGATGAGGAGCCGACGGTTGCCTACGAAGAGCACCTTCCGCCCCGCATCCGCCGCATACTGCATAATCCAAAGGGACATTAGGCGTTTTCCGGAGCCCGTGGGGCACACGAGGACCACCGAACGATAACCATCTCGCCACGCCTGAAAGGTGGCCTCGATGGAGTTGGTTTGATAGATCCTGAGGGTGATGGCCATCCGTGACGAGACTTCCTGTTAGTTTCTGATCGCTGCCTTGCGTTGCTCCGACTCTGCGGCCCCGCCGAAGACTCCCATGAGGGTCTCCACGAGGCTGACCATGGCTGGGATGGTCTCCTGTACCACTTCCGTGTACTCGTCACTCATCTGGTAGAACCGGTTGTGGTCAGCGGTCTTCATCCGTTCAGCCCGATCCGCCATGCCCCGGTCCCCCAGCCGCTCGTGCTCATCCGCGACATTCATGATCTCGGCTTCGATCTCCTGGCACATCTCCAGCACCCGCTTGGCATTGTCGATTCTCTCCCGAAAACCGGCAAACTCTGCTTCTATTCTCTCTTCCATCGGTCTCTCCTTTTTTCTTTGGACTTACGAAACAACTCACGCGGCTAGCCCCAGACCAGCCAGCCAACACCGATGCCCACGGCCAACATGCCGATGGCAACCGCCACTGCCCACCAAAGCAGACGCGTAATCGCTAGTTCCAAAATCGCCCCAAGCAAGTCATTTGCCATCGCTCATTTCCTTGTAAAAAAGTGTGTTGGTGAGTAGCCCTTACGATCCAGTATGTCGTTCCAGATCCTTTCTAAACTTGGCATAGTTGCGATACCTCCTCGCCAAGGCACCAGCAATCGCTTCCAGGTTCGAGAAGTTGATTTCGTTGCACGGCGGCCCAGGATCGGTTCCCGTGTCGGCATCTTGCTCGATGCTGTTCAGGGACTGCCGAACCGAGTTAATGTATTCCTGAATGGTCATTCTCGCTTCCATTTGCGAAACTCTCCATAACAAGAATCTAGGGATTGTTGGCAGTCAAAGTGTTGGTTGGACGGCTTTAGGGCGTGGTAGTCTTCGAGGAGCTCCGTGAGGACCCCGAACTCCTTTTCGAGGGCCGCTTCGAGGGACTTAGCACTAGGTTTAGTAGGTCGAACTCCACTTCCAGTAGCAGACCCACCGTCCTTCTCAGCGACTTCTCTAGCTTCTCTTCGAGCTCGGATTTCCTGGGCAGCCTCCGCAACTGCTGGATCGAGGCTAAGACTGTCCGAATCTTCTCCAGCTTCATCATGGACTACCTCCGTGGGGGGGAAATCGGCCGTCACAGGCCGTTTTGGCTTGGGTGGCTTTACGATCTTGAGGCAGCCATCAATCGTGGAGACGTAGGCATCGGGGCCTAGCTCCTTCTCGATCAGCGGCCACTTCTCATGCAGCTCCATGTACCGACGGGCGGTACGGGTGCCGATGATCTCGTGCTCTTCGAGGTACTTCTCGAATTGACCGTGGGGGAGCATCTCTTTGATGCTGATGAGCCATTTACCCGCATCCATGGCCAGCTCCACGGTGGATTTAGCACTGGCGAGGATGTTGCGGTGAATGAACTTCACGCGGGCCGTGAGTTCGGCGAGCTTGACGTCTTTGTCGGTGGAGAGAGCCGTTGCCATAAAGAATCCTGGGGCAGAGGAAGAGGTGATGCCCCAGAATGTAGCGGTTGCAACCGGACTCATCAAGCGGCTACTTCCAGACCTTATTGCGAACTATAAGGCTGATATTTGAGAAGTGAGTTTTATACTCGCCCCCAAGGTCCTTTAGCGTGTACTTACCGCTGGCATACTTTTGCCTAATTTCAACGATCTGATCTTTGGTGAGGATGGAATTCCCGTTCTTCTCGCCACTGGCCTTCGCGATCCTTGAGATTCGGCCCTTTCTCTTGCAGTCCCGTATGTTCTCTGCCTGTGTGCCAACGGCAAGATGATCGGGCCTGACGCACGGTGGGTTGTCGCACTTGTGCATTACGACCATACCGCGTGGTATTGGTCCATTGACTGCCTCGTAAGCGAGTCGATGTGCGAGATGCGATTTTCCACCAGAGTTTTTGTATCCGTATCCGCACGAATGCATGGTGCCACGCCACTCCCAGCACCCATCTGTTGATGTGACGACTTTACCAGACTCTAGTAGGAGACTTAGCTTCCCCCCATCGCCGCCTTCATGAGTCCCACCATCCGATTGTGGCCTGCTTCCGCCTGTTCCCATGTTGAATACCTTTCCTGTGTTCCGTTTAGCTCAGGATTATTAGACCAAAAACACATAGTCTCAAACAGGATAGGCGAACCCTCGTTAAAAAAGTTGTAGTCGATGCTTAGGAAGACGGTGGAAACTGTAGCTTCTCCGATCTCAGTCCTTTTGACGATACGGCTAGGCCCGTCTTTCTTAAACGTGGACTCATACCAATCCGCCCATTCCTCAAGGCTCTCGCAGGGCACCACTTCGTGCCCCACGAGTTTGTATTTGTCGGTCATTTATCCTCCAGGTGATCGAGTGACATCTTGGTAACCAGGCGGATGGCTCCGATGAGGTTCAGCAACTCGGTAGCGTTTCCCTCATCGACCCACCGCCACAACATGCCTCTCGCCGCATCCACCGCCTCCTCCTGAACCATTAAGTCCGTGGACTGCATGAGTTCAATGAGAGTGGTGCAGGCAACAATAGCTTCCTCAAGTTTCTGACGCAATGGAGTAATCCTTGTAGAACGGACGCTCAACCAAAAGGAAGAGTAGAAAATGGCCATCCATGGCCAATAGAGGGCCCCCAACCCGATTCGAACGGGTTTCCCCGGCCTACAATGCCGGACTCTGCCATTGAGCTATAGGGGCTGCAAACTAAGTGAAGGCCAGTTCTAAGTTGCGACCCTTACGGATCACGTCCCAGAGCGTGCTCGGGGCCTGTTTGAGGGTGATGTAGCTCCGCACGATCCGGCCGTTGCGTTTGGTGATGAGGTACTCCACCACCTTGTTGAGATACTCGTCCGATTCATCCTCCACGTACCGGGCGATGCGTTGAGCCAGTCCCAAGGTGTGGAACGAGAGCTTGGCCTTCACCAGCTTCTTCATGGTCACTCGACCGAACACCTCCTCGTACCGCTCCAACGTCTTCCGAGTCTTCGCAGCCACAGCATCGGGCTGTTGCAAGTAGACCTGGAGGATCTGGAGGCCCGACATCATCTCCGCGTTGGCATTCACCTCAGCGTAGACCAGGGAGGCGTTCTCATTGGGAACCACGATCACCGGCACCTCGGTCCAGCCCATGTGCTTACAGGCTGTGAGGCGACGGTGGCCGTCGATGACGGTTCCTTCCTTGTCGATGGCAATCGGGTAGATCAACCCGATCTCTTCGATGCTCCGGATCAGCCTTTTGAGCGGATTAGAGTTAGAAGCCGTGCGGCTCTTGGGGTTGTGGGTGGCACCACGAAGGTCGGCTATCGCCATCCGCTTCATGGTCCCGAATTCCGGCTTCGTGGCAGCCGGGGCCTTGGCTTTAACAGCCATAACAAATTCTCCTGTGGGTTACGAAAACAAAACATTAGAATGGAATCGAGTCGCTATTCCGTTCTTTCTCTTGAGCGTTCTTGAGGGTACGGGCGTACCACTTGTCGTATTCTTCAGCGGAGCGAAGGGCCTTGCGGGAATCCACAATGGCCGGCTCCAGCCAAGAATCAATGTCGGTGTGAGTGACGGTCTTCTGTTCAAGGGACTTAGTGACCATCTGGGCCAGCTTCTCGACCCGATCCACGTCCTTGCCCTTCACAGCCTTCTCGAACTCATCCAAGTACTTCTGGACGGTCTGGGACTTGATCTTGTCGCCCGTGGTTAGGGAGCCACCAAAGAAGTCCTTCTGGTCCTTCAGGGGATCAAAGGAGCCGATAGTCTCTCGGGGGGCGGGTGGCCCAGGAGGGGCGAGAGGAGCCGGTTGAGTGGGCTCTGGAATGGGCGTGGGCCGGTCCTTGGAGAGCCATTGGTAGAACCGCTCAGCAGCGGCGATGGCATCGACTGGGTCCTTGGAGGAACCAGTCAGGAGAGACACGGCCTGGGTGAGGGCCACGGAGCGGTGGATGGAGTCCTGCTCCGCCAGTACACCTTCGATGGTGTCCTTATAGCGGGGCACGTACTCTTTCTTGGCACCGCCACCCGAGAAGCCGCCTCCTCCGCCACCACCGAATGATCTCTCCGGCTTCCCCGGCCACGAGGATACCTTGTATTTTTTATGTCCCTGAAACTCACCAGACTGCTCTACCTCCCAAGGTCCTGGACCTTTTCCAGCAAGTCCAGACCACTCGGAGTGGAGCTTGCTGGCGTTATCGAGGCTCTTGGCACCCCTTGAGAAGATCGAGCCATCTTCGAACTTCCCCTGAACGAACCACATTGGACCGTTAGGTCCATTCCATGGCTCTTCCTTTAGGTCATCAACATTTGCTACGCTGGCTGAAATTTGCACTTAACAATCTCCTGTTCTTGTTTAGTAAGGACTAATTCGGCAGAAGTGGGCCCTTTAGGAAGGCCTAGTTTCTTGATTCGCTTGAGAAGTCCAGAGACGTCTTTCATGCCAACTGCCTTGGCAACATCTACTGGGTGAATTCTTGCGTCATTGAGCAAGATCCAGCATGTGGCCCTCAGGTTTCTGGCCTGGTCTTTTTTGGTGGCCCATCGGACGTTCCCTGGTTCGTAATTACCAAACGGGTTAGGAAACCTATCCAGCGAGTAAGCAGTGCTCGGCCGAGAGTTCCCTACGTCTGCCATGAAGTTCTCGTAGCCAGACTCGCCAAGCCATCTGTCACACACAGAAACACCAGCGGCACCATATTTTCCGTATGCTTCGTTCAGAGGGCTATTGCATCTCTGCACCATCTGCTGCCACAGGCCGTACATCCTAGTTCCAGCCTTCCCGTGCTTAAGGTGATGCTCCTTGGCCCGCTCCCTTTGGAGGCATCCGCACGACCCTGTACCCTTCCGCAGCGAGTTGCGGCTAACCACAAGCTCTGTCCCGCAAGCACACTTACAGAGCCACGTTGACACCTGCTTCTTGTCTTTTCCGAAAATGGCGGTTCCGTGCCTGGATAGTACGGTTAGCCTGCCGAATTCCTTTCCGCACTCAATGTTCACGCTGCGCTGCCTTTCTTATCTGCAAATAGAGTGTGGTGAGTGCCGTCTTTGATTTCGATGTTGCGTTGGTCTCGGCCAAGGCGATAGCCGGCCAGATAGGCATCTAAGAGAACTTCTAAGCGAAGGGGAGGGTTACGGGGCCTCCCGTGGTAACCATCATCGAGTCCTTGACGCTTCACCGCTCCGGCTGGTGTTAGGTGTGGCAGCATCTGTGCTATCTCCTAGGCGGGTTTGAAGGCCTTCGAGTATGAGTCGGTTTTGGGGAACTTCCAACTCTTCACTGCGTTTACGAAGGAGCCGGTACAGGCTCTCCGGGACGCGGATGCTGAAGGTGTGCGTGGGTTCACGAATGATAGCGACCATCTTCTGTTTCCTTGTGAGCTGGAATCTGCGATGAACCAGCATCGGGTTGATCCTTATTGAGTACAACATCGCTGCGTCTGGATGAGTACATCACTCGACTCGCTCTAGTCGAGGTTGACGGGCCGGGGGATGCCGTCACTCTCCTCGTAGTTGCAAGCGGGGCATTGATACCCCATGAATTCACCGGTGCCCACTCGGTTGAACTGGCCCCAGCCCTTTTCAGGCACCCAATCACTGTCATCGGGGTTGTAGTGCGGCATGATGGCTCCGCAGTCGATGCAGGAACCATCCGAGAAGCTCCGAGCAGCCTTCTTATCGAGGGCCTCGGTGAGCTTGGCCATGTCGGTCTGGTCCTTAGCCGGGGCGTCCCCAGCGAACACGACCTTAAAGCCGGGATACAACTCCCCGATCTGCTTCTCTAACTCCGCCACGACATCCATGGGAAGGTCATCACGGTGGGCTAATTTGTTGTCCATAACGTCTCCTTGCGAGTAGGGATTCTAGGCTCCTGGGACAGAGGTTGCAACCGCCCGTTGAAACTCTTCCACCTCACTTTTCACGGCATCAAAAGCCTTTTGGGCGGCTTCCAGGTTCTCTTTGGCTCCGATGATCTTGCCGATCAACTCCGCCATCTTGTCTGTCTGCTCGTCGGTCACGTTAAATCCTCCGCTTGCTTGAACTTCCTGAGCTTGAATGGCACCTCACCAGTGGCCTCTGTGAAGGCCGTGCGGGCGGCTTTAATTTGACCGCCCATCATGCCATTGTCGTCCAGAAAGGGCTCCAGACAGGCTACCGTGACGTCGTAGACCATCAGGGCGGTGGAGTACCGCTTCTGGGCCTCTTCTAGGTCGGCGATAGTCTTTTTCAGCTCCTCGATCTCGTCCATGGCTAGGTCGTGCATTACTTATGCTCCGTGTAAGGGGCGTGTTCTTGGTAGGGCTCGCCAATGCGGTGGGCATCGAACCGCTCGAGATGGGCCACAATCTCATTGAGGACGTCCAAGAGGTGGGGTTGGAACGGAAGCCCTTTGAACGTCAGGCCTGCCTCCTGAAGCTGGGTATTCAGGCTTTTTTCGGCTAGCTTGCTCCAATTCTTGGCAGCCACCATTGGGTGGCAGTCCTCGCAGCAGGCCCATGCGTCGTCGGACTTGGCCGGGAGTCCTGTGGGATCGAGCGTGAGCGGCAGGTCCATCTCCGCACAGGGATAGGTCCAGCACGTGTCCCCGAGTTTCTGGCAGCAGAAGTCGCAAACCAAGTCGTCTATAGGTCGCTTCCGCCGCAGGCCCCCATCGGGATCTGTGGTCAGATAGGACCCGTCGTAGATGTCTTTCATCGGAGAATGCTCCCTTCCAAGCCGTGCTTTTTGAGGTAATTGGCGGCCTGCTCTTTGACGCTGACGTTCAAGCCATCTGGGACGTGCCGCATCAGCCGCTTCACGAACATGGCCAGGTTGTCTCTTTGGCCCTTGAGTTCGGCTATTTCCCTGTAAAGCTCGTCATGGGAGTGCGGAGAAATAATTGGTCTTCGTTCTTCTTCCATTGTCTCCTCCTTTAAGGGTGATCACAGAGCAGCCCATAGACGTGTATCTACGGGCTGCCTTAGAGCATCCTCACTCAGCTTCCATCCGTGGTCCGCTAATCCATTGCGGATTAGAGACTCCTTCGATGATGTCAAATGCGACCTCATCCCACATTCGCTCACCCTCCACGGGGAGCATCAAACGCATTAAGGAGTTCAGCATCCACGAGGCAACGTGAAGGTTCACGAGGCAGATCTGCGGGACTCCCGCCGCAGCTAACTCCAAGCAATCCATTTCCGAGGGAGCCTTGTCCTGGGGGTCGGCTATTTCTGGGTGGAACTGCGTCAGAGGGGCCGTGAGATCGTCCCACTCCTCCCGCATATACACCTGGACGTTGCCGTAAGTACCCCGCATTCCGTCCTCCACCCCGTCATTACCACCGGAGATGAGCACCACATCCCGCAAGGTCTGGCAGTGCTCACTGACGAGCTTCCGGGTGGCGTGGTTATCCACCGACAGAAACACGCAGTCCCCGGACTGAATGATCTGGGAGATGTTGTCCTTAGTGACGTACTCGGGCTTCCAGCGAACCGAGAAGCCGGGCACGTCGTAGCTGTGGAGCATCCCCTTGCCGATGGCCTCGGCCTTGTTCCCGAACTCCGGCACGTCCATGCGGTACGTGTTGGAGAACGAGAAGGCGTCACCATCGACCAGGAGTAAGTTGGTCTCCTTGTCTGGCATGGCCCCTTGGAGGCCCGCCAGGAAGGTAGCGGCGGTCTGGGAGACGTACTTACCAACGCCCCCCAGTCCAATGAACACGACCCGCCCTCTGGTCACCACACTGGTATCCAGTTGGGCGTGGATCTGCTCGATAGCCGTGAGTTTAGACTCCATAGGCCCATTGTCCTTTCTTGGCTTTCGTGAACTTCTCCAGCCACACCTTGGGGAAGGGCTTGGGAGTGAGGTCGGTGGTCTCGAAGATCACGGCGGGGTCGATCTTGAAGCGGTTGCCATCGGACACGAACACCGCACAGTACTCGTTGGCCAGCTTCTTGGTGGACTTGTGCCACTTCTTCTCGACTTCGTCCCACCAGCCACCCTTGTGGTCGGTAGGCGTCCCCACGACCAGATGCAGGCCGTCGCTGGCTGTCATCTCGTCGCTATGGTCGGTGCCACTGTGGTAGGCCGACATCCCTGGATGGAGATGCACGTCCCCGAAGTGGACCAGCCGTTCGTCGTAGTCCTTGCCAGGGACCGGGACGGTGAACTTCAGGTCCCAGCCCCCGCCTTCCTGCTCGGGGCAGCACCAGGAGTATTCCATGGTGTTGGGGTCGTACAGCAGGACCAGGCCGCACTCGGCATCGTGAGTGAGTTCGATGCGAGTGAAGAACCCCAGGCACTGCTCCAAGAGCTCCTTGGGGAGGATGGGGAATCGGGGCTCAAAGAACTCCTTCCCCTTCAGCGTATTCATGGAGCCGAAGTTGAGGGGGTTGTAGAACTCCTTGACGAGGGTGTTGGCGTGGAACAGATCGTCGTTCTGTTCGTAGTAGATACCGTCAGCCGCCATGATGTAGCGGGCGTGGTTCATCTCCAGCGGTTCGAGTTGTTGGGTCTTAAAGACCCCGGTAGTTTCATAGATCATGTGGTTTCCTTTGTGGATGTTTGATATGCAGATGGTGGTGAGATGGTGGCGGTTTAGAACTGCACCTCTTCCTTGACGCCCAGCAGCAGGTTGCCGATGGCCGTGGAGGTGGTTGGGCCTTTGTCCACCTTGAACTGCTTCAGGCGGAAGTCGATCAGGTCCCGAGGCGTGCAGCCGGCCTTGAGCCAGTCCACATCCAGCGTGAAGTAGGGGTCCTTCTCCGACGCCTTCTCCCAGGCATTCACGTCACTGACGATCTTGCAACTGGGATTGCCGCCCTTGAAGGCCTTCTCGTACGTGGAGAACCCGCTGGCTCCCTCGTTGTGGTCACTGGAGCGGTTAAACCCACCCCCAAAGACGTGACTGATGATCTCGGACAGGATATCCGCCCGTGATGCCTTTTTGGGGAGCTCCAGGAACTGCGTGCAGACCCAGGTTTTGAGTCCGACATTCTTATCCAGGAGTTTACCCATGCTCACATTGAGCAGGTTGCAGGTGTAGAGCGGGTCGTCGAGGCTGGTGAGCGGCTCGTTCCGGTAGAACAGCTCCAAAGCGGGATGAAGCTGCCCGTCCCAGAACGGCACCGACATGACGACATAAGGCGTGGCCAGCTTGCGGAACGTGTAGCCTTGGCCATTGCTGGTCGTCATATCAGGCTTCACCCCGTTCTCAGCGATCCACTGGATACGCCGGAGTTCGGGCTTCAGCTCGACAATTAGGACCTCCAGCTTGCCGGCCCGCACGATCCACTTCACATTGTCGGGGATCGGCTCCGGACTGAGGCCCGTAGCCACCACGCTAGAGATCAGGTCGCAGAACTTAGCGACGTTCATCTTCTTGCCGACACCCTCGACGGTCTTGTCCGAGAGTGTGATGGTCTCACCGGCCCCCTTCACGGCACTGGGCTTCACGAAGCTCAGCATGGTGGTCTCAGATGAGATGGTCTCATCCTCATCGACCACCGAGCCGTTGATGACAGCCGCTGCTGAATCATCGACCTTGATGAGCTTGCGGAGCACCCGTCGGGCGTCCTTGACCTTCATGCCGGCAATGGGGAAGTTGCCCCGGTGGATGCCGTAAGAACAAGTGACGTTCTTACTGGCCACGGGGGTGTTGTCAGCCGGTGGGGACGATTCGGTGTCGTCAGCCGGCTTCTGCTTTAGCTCATGCTTCTTCATCTTCATAACAGGAACTCCATTGGTGAGTACACAACGCTGCGTCTGGGGTGACGTACACCCCTTCGACTCGCTGTGAGGGTGACGAAAACCAAGAGAAAGCACTCCCTCCGTGAAGTGCGTTCGTTGGGTCGCGTCTAGGACATCAGCATCTGATTGGCGAGGTAAGGGGAGGTTTTGGGAACGGCCACGCCCAGGTTGTTTTCGATGATCTTTCGGGGCGTCCAATAGGTTCCGCCCATCCACTTCACATCCAGCACGAACTTCGGGTCCTTCAGAGAGGCCTTCTGCCAGTCCTCGATACTGTGGAGCCGGTAATCGCTGCCGTTTTCCACATACTCGTGCCAGTTGGAGCCACTCATGTGGCCGTTGAACTCCCCCGACCAGAAGGCGTTGACGATCTCCCCCAGTTGCTCCGCCAAGCTCATGTCGCTAGTGAACTCGGGATGCACGCAGGTGTAGCCTTGTACCCCGACGTTCATGAGGTTGGTTTGGAACAGCGTGTCATCGAGGCTCTTCAGGGGTTCGTTGCGGTAGAACGTGCATGGAACGCCGTAAGCCCGACCTTCCATGACTCTTATGGCCATTACCACGTACGGCGTAGCCACGGTGTAGGGCGTGGAGCCTTGATTGTGCTCGTAGATCCAATCGCCCTCGTCATCTTCGTAGCCATCTGCTCCCCAGCTAACCAACCGTAGTTCGGGCTTCATCTCCAAGATGTAGACCTCATAACGGCCTTTGCGGCAGATCCATTTCACACAGTCTGGAATGGGCTCGGGGTCCATGCCCGTGATACGGGACTCCTGGATGGCCTGGCAGAACTTGCTCACACTGGTCGTAGGCTTACCCAGCGCGACCTTCCCACAGTGCACATTCGTGCCGTGAATCGTTATGTCCATAGACATGCTCCTTAGTGATTCGAAGTGACGAAACTTCAGACGCTCCCCTCTGGCTAGATTCACTACCGGAGTAGTGCTGTGCTATGCAGAGGGGAGACGGTGAAACCACGTCTCTACCAACGCTTCAGGATTTCCAGACGGGTCAAATCCGCTTCCTGAAGCACATAAACCTCATCAAAGAGATGGCCGGCGAAGAACGAGAACACGATGGCCTTGTTCTGGTGGTCCCGGATGTCTTTCTCCAGGTCCTCGATGGGGTCGGACGTGTCGAGATGGTAGCTGCCCTTGCCGCCCATACTGGCCATGGACTCGGCGGCCTTCATGCCACTGGCCTTGATCTTGTCCAGGGCCTCTTTGAGTCCGGGAAGCTCACCCTGCTTCTGGGCGGCCCGATCTGTGTGGTACTTAGAACGCTCCTGGCAGTGCTTTTGGAGCTCTTCGGAGGTGATACGGATCTTCAAGCCTTCAATCATGGGATTCTCCTGAGTGAGTAACGATGGTTCATAGGCCCCTCTCACCTTGCGACGAGAGGGAGCCGTGAAAAACCGTCTATTTCAAGACCTTCACAGCCCCAACAGGAATGGCGTCCTCCGCGAACCATTCGGGGCAATGCTCGGGCACGTTGTACTCGGTTAGGGTCCGAGCTAAGTGCCGGAAGTGGTTATCCAGGAAGGAGATCACATCCGCTGCCGAGACCCGCTGAAGCTTCTTAGCTTCACGGCTCTTGGTCATGCACTGATCCACGGCCGAGCTAACAGCCTCTTCCAGCACAGCCGGTGTGACCACATCCCGACGATGCAGTATCCGCTTACTGCGGTCCTGGAACGTCACCTCGGCCATCTTCTGGCCGTCCTCGGAATCGTAGATGTAGTCCACGACCTGCTGGATGAAGTCCTCGCTGGTGCCGACATTACCCAGGTCGCTGGTCTTGGCCACCAGAACTTGATCAGCACCGTCACGCTTCAGGTTGCCGAAGATCGCCTTCCGCATCCCAATACGCCGCATGGCAGCCGCGTCGATCAGGTCCGGACGGTTCGTGGAGCAGACCCACACAATCGGCACCCCAATGGCGTTCTCCGCCGACTCCAGCTTCTGCAAGAGCAGCGACAGGACCCGATCAAAGAGATGCCCCGAGGCGTTCTGGTCACCACCACGGGTACGGAACAGAGCCTCGCATTCCTCGATCACACCCAGGATCGGCATGGCAATCTCCTTGCCGTCCTTGGAGATGACCTTCTTCTGACCCAGGGCTTCGATCTTCTTGGCCCAGGCCGTGATGCGTTGCTCAGTCTCTCCGAAGTAGGGACTCCAGAACTGCGAGGCATCACACAGGAAGACCCGCGATTGACGCTGGCCTGTGTACTGCTCCACCAGGTCATGGATCTCCGTGGAGATGAGCTTGATGTGATAGGACTTGCCACCACCGGTGCCACCCACGAACAGGTAGCTCTTGCGGTCCCGAGAGCCGAGCTGCTTGAGCCATTCCGGATGCTCCACGGCATCACGGAAGTGGTTCACGACCTGCTCAGCCACCGGATGCGGAGAGCCAACTTGGTGACGCCGGACGGTCTGGAGGCTGTCGATGTTGGACAGCAGCTCTTCGCCCTTGGTCTCGGTGTGAGCCATGCCCACGACGAACCGGTGCTTCTCGTCGTAGATGACCTTGGAGCCGATAGCCGGGGGGTTCGCTAAGAGGCTGTGATGGAGCCAGGCCGACTGCACCAGCTCACCGATCTTCACGATGATCTGCTGAATCTGACCCTTAGTGGTCTCGGGGATGGCCTCCACCGTGACGATGATGCCGATGTTCTGGGCCTCAGCGTCTTTACCGATGATCCGCTGGACCTTCCCACTAATGAGCACCATGTCGCCCTGCTGGAGACCCTTCACATCCGTGGACACTGGCAGAGCCACCATGCCATCCTTGGCGGTGACCCAAGCGTAGGTGGTGCCCGAGAGCATCCGGCCCAGCTTACCGACACCATCCATCTTGGCGGGGCCGATGTACCGCTCGGTATTGAGCGGCTCCTTCCCCAACTCTTTGATCATCTCGTCCATGCCACCGGACTCATCGCGGTCCATGATCATCTGAGTCATGGCGGGGATGAAGTCCATGCCGTACTCGGTGATGTTGAACACGGCGTTGCTGGCTCGGTCACGGGCGGACATCTTCCGGTCCCCGACCATGCCCATCAACTCCCGGTTCTTGTCGTCGAGACACAATTCCGGCTGCTCTGCAACTGCTTTAGCCATTGTCTTTTTCCTGGTTTGTGACACTCTGCTTCGACGAAACAGAATAGGGACCCCACAGGTTTCCCTATGGGGTGCCCGTTCTGGCACGTCCAACGAACACTAACGCACCAGACTAATTCCACTCAGCCCGGCGTTTAGCTTCTCTCTTCTCCTGGACGTGCTTACCAGCAGCCAGGATCGAGCAGCCGCCCATGATCAACATCTTGGCCCAGTCATCCTCAGAGACGCCGAGCTTCTCCTTCACCTGGTCACCCACCTCAGCGATGACGGCGGCCAGCTTCCAAGCCTTATCAGTCGTATCGACGGTTGTTTGGGCCTTGAGGAACTTCCAAGTGAGTTGCTCGAAGAACTCCTCGGTCTTATCCACGGCCAGCTTGAACTCAGCCGGGTCGATATCGTCGGGGTTAGGCATCTTCATGGCTGTCCTCCCCGTCCTCGTCTTCACTGGCGGCGATGGCAGACAGGCCGATGCGGGTGAGCAACAGGCCGAAGTCCCGCAAGGACAGCATGGGCTTCTTAGCCCGGAAGAACTGGCCATTGGAGACGTCCATCTGCATCTTCAGGCCCTCCATCATGGCATCGTGGAGTTGCTCGAACCGATCAGCGGCCCCCTGGACCTCTTTGGCCTCCAGGCGGCACAAGACCGATTCGATGGTGGTGTGATTCTTTTCCATATCTGGCTCCTGAGTGTGACGAATGGGGTTAGTTATTAGTGTGGTGGCTTTCAGCCGTGCGGGCAGCGGACATGATGATCAGGCCCTCCAGGACTACGAGCTGACCGAACTCGTGCTTAGTCAGGTCAAAACGCTCCCCACGCTTTTCCACACCCTTGGCGTAGTTGATGATGAGCTCATGGATCTTGATCTTCATATCAGAGTGCATCGCTGTGGTGACCGTCAGGTCATCAAGAGTGAGCTTATCTAACTCCCCTTGAAGCATGGCGGTCACGTCACGCTTGGGCTTCATGTTTGCTCCTTAACGAGGTAATGCCATGGAACGGTACGGCTGAACGGAAACAATGTCAGCCGATGGTTTTTGATTGAGTAGCCACATGCGGCATTCCCAAGGGAATCGGTACATGGGGGTCTGAATGTACTGCTTCTCCTTGATACCTGGCAGGTAGTAGAGGATTAACCAACTTTGCTGTCTCCTTTTGGCCACAGCTTGCTCCTGAGACGAGGGACCAGGAAGGAGCGGCGTACAAGACGTTCGATGTTCAACGCCCCAACAAACATCATTAGTTGGGTGAATGTACGCCGCTTGATCGCGGTTCCTACATAACTCGGATGCGGGAGATGCCGTCCGCAGTTTGGATGGTTAGTAAGGCCCAATGGGCCTCACGGATAGCCGTGATGGTGCCCTCGACCTCGATGAGCACGTTGTCACTCAAGCGGTGGCCGCTCCATTTGCCATATGCCCCGATATAGATATCCGGGGTGATGGCCGTGACGTCTTGGATCTCGACAGAGCCTCCGTATCGCATCACAGGACTCCTTTCTCGACCTGCTTGGAGTAAGCCTCCAGCTCATGCCGCATGGCCTTAATGGCCTTCTCAGCCCCTTGGGGAGAGGGATTGTCTGTGATGGCGTGTAGGGTGCGGCCTAAGGCCATCAGGCAGCCGGCCATGAAGGTGGCTCGGAGCTGGCCCACCATGTGATCGGGCAGCTTATCGACGTCCCCACAGTAGGCGTGCTCCAGGTAGTTCTGGAACATCACCTTAAAGGAGGAGTCGATAGGTGGGACGTGGGGCGGTTCAGGCGGTAAGCGATTGATCATCGGGAGAGCTCCAGTTCGACAGAGACGGAATGGGAATCAGGTTGGTAGGTGGCTTTGACACGGCTGACCCGCTCCGAGGCACACCCACAACAGGTCAGGCCAATGAGCACCACCGCTACGGTGATAATCAATGACCACAGAAACGAGTCGATTTCTTCAGCGTTCCATCGCATGACGAATACTCCTTAGTTAAGTGACGGAAGAACAGCCAGCGGGATTCGAACCCGCATCTCCACCCACTCGGAGCAGATGTTATCCAATTACACCATGACTGTTACCAAACTCAGTTCCAACTGGCCCGCTTCTTCACATCCTGATCGGTGTGATGGATAAGGGCCTTGATCATCTCCTTGAATTGCCGCTCCCCATACTCCTTCGTGATCTTCATAGCCTCCTCGGTGTCGAGGCCTTTCTCTAAAAGCTGCCTGAGGACGTTCTTGCAGCCCCATTCACAGGCAGCCCGAGCAGATTCCTCGTCCTCTACGACAATCGGACACTCACCCACGAAGAGCTGCCCAATTGGCTGGCTGACCTTCACGGCCATAACGGTTTGCTCTCGGATGGTGTCGTCATCCTTCTCTTTATCCCATATGCGATTCTTCATGCGTTCTCCTTCTGAATGACGAATAAGACCCCTCGGTTAAGGGGAAATCGGCCAACGTAGGCCGTTTTGGGTTAGGCCTTGCAGGTAGGGTTCTTGGGGTGGTGATAGCTCTTACAGGCTTCGCACCAGGGCCAGGAGCCGTCCCACAACGCTACCTGCCCTTTAGAGGCAAACAGCAGGTATTGGATGCGGTTCATGTTCCAGATCTCGGAGAGGAGCCACAGGAAGCACCCGAGGCCCCAATAGCCGTAGAACCAGCACACGACAGCGGCGACACTGGCCGTCACATCCAGGAAGGTGAGCCATAAGGCCCGAATGGTGGCCATTTCTTGGGTGATCATGTCAGCTCCTTTTGGTCCATTTGGACGCTCCTTTGAGACGATGGGGGTTACCTGCTTTAGCCAGCAGGGTGGCGAACTTACCGGAGCGGTGGTATTGGCCACAGTACCGGCATTGGTAGTAGGTCTGGCCCTTCTGGAAGGCCTCCTCGGGGGTTTCATAGGCCACCTTGGACTCACAGGCCCTTAGACGCCTGACTGCTTCCCGGGCCTCCTTAGATGCTGGGGAGTACTTATTGGCCATGAGTGTGACCCTTTATGAGGACTAATCCTTTTTGGTGGTGAAGGCACTACAAACGAGGCAGAGGGCGGCAAAAGCGAGGTTCAAAACGAACATCACCACGCCGACCACGATGAAGGCACCAATAATTTCTTCCAACATGGGCTTGCTCCTAGATAGGGGACGGATTTAAGATTCTTACATCTGAGGTTCATTAGTTTCGTCGGAGATAAGCCACATGGACGTGGCCTCTAATAACCAGACACTCATTCCGTACAGCGGATCTCCGACGGCCTGGCCTCAGATACCTGGCTTACGCAACACCCTATTAGCCGCAAGGTTCGTAGGGTGTTGTCGTTTACCAACAGGTCGTTCCCACTTGATGGGTAGTTGCTTCTCCAGCGGTGAAATGAAAGCCCCGCCTAGAGCCTCATGGAGTTCTGCTTACGGGCAGATCGGTAATTCATGGGACTCAAAGAGCCAGGCCGACCACCAAAGTACCGGAATCTGAGGTAAAGCTGCTTTGGGGAAAGCGGGGAGGCCCGCCCCTACCCAGAGTTGGCCTGTTCAAAGATTCTCTCAGCTCAAAAGGCTGGGATTCGAGAAGATGACGATGATCTGACCTAATTCATTAGGTGGAGGTGCGTAAACAGGTCATCCTCTTAAGCAGGCGATCCTGTTGAAGCATTCCCATTGAGAGTGGGGACGATTGAGGAGTCCCCTCACCCAGTTACCGGTTAGGAGCCGTTGAGATGCCTTGGAATAGCAGTATTAGGGCCCAGAAGGAGGCGGATGCCGCCTTTCGTGAGTTCCTGAAGAAGCGGGCGGCGAAAAGGGCCGCTAAACAGCCAGCCCCTCGTCAGCATCGAAAGACCCGCCGCCCTTCACCTTCAAAGAAGAGCAAGAGACGCTATCGGGGTGATCCCGATCAGCCGTTGATAGATCGGGAGTTCCAATCTTTAGTGCGAAGCTTCTAGGGCTTCCGCTTGGGCCATTTCCCCTCTAAAGCCCCAATATCGGTCTGCATGGTGGAGATCACACTCTGGACCATCGCATCGTGCTTCCCGTCTTCATCGAGCCGCCTGTCCACATAAGCGGCCCACCCGTCCATCACCAGAACGTGGTCACGGAAGCGGTCGTCGATGTAGCGAGCCATCCTCTCGATCACTAGCTCCCGTTCCCGAGTAGCGGCCTGATCGAGCCACCGAGCCACCAAGAGGGCGGCCACAGCGGTGCCAAAGAGCAGGTCTCGAATGGTAAAAGTCATGGCTAATTCCTTCGTAGAGAGCACATAAAGCTACCCAGCAGCAGAGAGCGTAACTGCGACTGGGTAACCTTGCGGGCTGTCTTACGACGCTACGGCCTCATTAGATGGCACTGGAGCCACGGAGAGGGCCTCAGCAGCGAGTTGAACGGTCGGAGCCACTCCTTGCTCCATGTAGGCCAGTACAGCCTTGCGGGCCTTCTGGCCATCGACATATCCGTCCATCATTATTCTGCCTTCAGCTTCAGTGCCCCACCATTTAGATCCATTGTCAAACCCAGTAATGAATCCGAGGACGTACCAGCTACTGAGATCGAGTGCGACGGCTGCCTGAAAGGACCCATTAAGCGATCCCTTGCCGAGAGCCATTCCTAGGGCATGTAGTCCGCACCCCTGGCCCTCATCCGACCACTGCGAGAAGCAGGGCTTAAGTCCGGTTCTCTCGTAAGCCTGAACGACCTCTTCGGGGGTAATACGCTTCATGTGTTGCTCCTGATTGAAAGAAAGGTAAGTGGTTCACATCATGCCAAGTAGAGCCCCGAGGTACTTCTCGGCTTCCTCACGATTAGCGATCAGTTCCCGGTCGATATCAGGGTGGATGCGGGCATTCTGGTTCAGGATCACGTCTAAGACCTTCACGGGGCCCAATTCTTGGACCTTATCCATGAGCTTGGACTCCTGCACTATTTTGACGAAGCACTCCAAGCTGCCTGTCGCTCGTTCACTCAGCATGACCTGGCTCCTTCTCGGCTTTAGGGGGTAGGGCAGGACAGATCGACACACCATCACCGTACCGGACGACCAGGTACCTATTCCCTTCGTGGGTGAGTTCCCACACAAGAGGCCCCGAGCGGATGGTGGCGACATACCGATAGGGTTCTGGTGGGGCTGGTGCCGCCTGTACCTGCTTCTGCACAGCAAATATGGCTGGCAATGTGAGGGCCACCAGCACGCCGATGATGCAGATCAGCACCAACAGCTCGACCAATGTGAACGCTCGCTTCTTCATCCGCTTCTCCCTTTAAGGATTAGAGGGTTCGTATTCCGGGGTGCTCATGAGAGCCACCAGGGCGTTATAGATCACCAACTTGCAGCAATCATCCGCTGGGATGTTGAGCTTATTGTGCAGATGGTCAAATACCGTGCAGAGGGCATCTCTAAGCTCCTTGGCGGCACTTTGGTACTGCATCCGCACTCGGAATAGGTCATTGACCCGAACGCTCTCCAGGGCCTCCTGGAAGTCTTCTAGCTCGATCTCTCGCTCAATCATGTCTATGGCTCCTGATTGGGATGAGGGGAATAAGAAAAGGCCTCCCTGCCCAAGGAAGGACAAGGAGGCCAGATTGGTTTTATTGTGGACTCCCAATAACGAGGCTTTGAGGGGAGCAGGATTGGCCCTGCGTGCCACTCCAGCCTAAGTGCTTGAGGTATTTGTCGAACTTGACGAACACCATTTCTCCCAGGCTTCCCTCCTTGGTCATAGAGCTGATATAGCCCCAGTCCACATCGGGATGCTCCAGGTTCCCTTCGGCGTGACCTGGCACATAAGCCACCCGCAGCGGCAAATGGGACAGCTTGCACGCCTCATACAGCTCCTCGTAGGTCATGATTGCTCCTTTTCGTCATCAATAGCAGCCTGGATAGCCTCACGAATGGAGGGCTTCCAAGCAGCCGCTTCAATGAAGAAGGTTGTCTGGATGTCAGATGGCTCCTCCCCAGGGACATTCTGCATCCCGTCAAAGGAAACAGACCAACGGCCAGCATCGTCATTGACAAGAGCGGCCCCGTCCTGCTTCTCCAGCCAATCCAAAAGCTCTGTATCACTCATACTCGCTCCTTATAACCACCCAGTAGAGGGGAAATCGGCCTGACTAGGCCGTTTTGAGACAGGTGACCATTGGCTTCTTAGCCGGTGTCAACTGGCCCATGACGAGCTTAGCTGCCTCCGCCTTGTTCCTGGCGGATAGTGTGTAGACGCGATGGAAGTTCCCATTGGCTGTGTCCGCTGTGACACGATACCTTCGGGCCTTAATGGCTTTGGTCTTAGGGGTTCCCACGGTAATGCTCCTTTGTGAAATAGACGATGGACCAACAAAAAAGGCCCGCACCGGCCATTTAAGGCGAGTGCGGGCCAGTTATTAACTTCTTCTGCGACGGCTATGGATATTCACTGTGCCATAGCCACTGCCATAGCCATAGCCATAGCCATTGCCATAGCCATTGCCATCGCCATAGCCATCGCCATTGCCATTGCCATCGCCATCGCCATAGCCACTGCCATAGCCACTGCCATAGCCATAGCCATAGCCATAGCCATTGCCACTGCCATAGCCAAAGCCAACTGGCTTAGTGATTGTGCTTGTTTCCATTACAGGCCCCAATCGGCCTGGACGGGTATACGGAAGATTTCCGCATCTGCCGGCAGTTCGACGCGGTTCTTCATCTTTCGTAGCTTAACGGCGGAGTTTTTAGGATCAGCGATGGCACCATCAAAGCCCACGCCTTCCCACCGAAACAGCCACACGGCCCGATCCAGGTAGATGCGACCGTCTTTCTCGGTCACGTCACCAGCGAAGATCCAGCCCCGGTCAATGACCACTACGGCACGGTTGCCGCTAGGTGGCACTTGGATCGAATCCTTTCTGACGTATTCAACGTCGTCTATCTTTAGCGTTTCCGGTTTACTCATAAAATCTCCTTTAGGTGGACGAGAATCATAAACTTCAGTCTGTCAATAAAATAAGCCCCGACACCCAGTGAAGGATGACGGGGCCAAGGGGGTGAAGGTGCTGTTCTTTTACGGATCTCTGTGTGCTTTGCTTCTCAAGTGAATTCTCTAGTGGACTGTGGTTTATGGTCTCATGGACCACCTCCTTTGTGAGTTAGTCGCAGGTTTGAGCGCTTTTAGAGCCAACTAGTAATGCAAAAAGGGCCGCCACTCCCTTGTGAGGAATGACGGCCCCGGAGCAATAAACGGTTAGTGGCCACCTGGCTTGCCACAGATTTCACAGTCGAACTGAGTATTTCTCTGGGGAATTGCCCCGTCCCCTTCTGCGGCCTTTAAGGCCCCATCCAGTGCCTCATAGACGCCGCTCCCTGTCCAATCATCGGCCAAGAGCCGATCAATCAGATTGAGGATCTTGAGGGAGTCCGGATCGCCCATGTCCTCTAGTGCCTGAACCCCACGAATGATGCGGTGATGCAAGTTGTTGTCCACTTCAATTCTCCTTTGTGATTGTGTGCCATACCCAACGAATAGCTGGGCA